GATAGATCTACTTAGATAGATACTCAACATACTAATGCTATAAACAAAGAGATACTTGATAGAACTCAAGCTGATACTACTATTAATAATAGTGTATCTTCATTATCTAATAGAGTAAAAGTAAATGAAGATAAACTTACTATTATTAATGGTAACGAATCTACTACTGGTTCTATAGCTAATGCTATTAAACAGGCTAAGTCATATACAGATACAACTGTAACAGCTGAATAGACTAGAGCAGAGAAAGCAGAATAGAAACTAACTAGTGATTTAGCTAGTGAAGTAACTAGAGCTAAAGGTGCTGAGTCTGCTAATGCTACAGCTATAGCAAATGAAACTAAACGTGCTACAGGTATTGAAGAAGCTTTAAGAACAGATGTAGAAGATTTAATGGGTTAGGTAGTAACTCTTGAAGATACTAAGGTTGATAAAGTTGAAGGTAAAGGTCTTAGTACTAATGATTATACTACTCCTGAAAAGAATAAACTAGCTGCTATTGAAGCTGAAGCTAATAAGTATATATTACCTGCTGCTACAGCTAATGCATTAGGCGGTGTTAAGATAGGTAGTAATATAACACTAGCAGATGGTGGTACTATCAGTATAACTAAGAATAATGTAACTAGTGCATTAGGTGTAGATCCTACTACTACTTATGTAAAGAAAGCTGGTGATACTATGACTGGTAGTTTAACTGTACCAAATATAGAGTTAAAAGATACATATCCGTATATTGATTTTCATTATAATAATTCTTCAGATGACTATATTGCAAGATTAATTTCCGATAATAATAATTAGTTATCTATAAGATTTAAAGATGAATCAAGTAGTAATTTGTATATTTATGGAGCAACAACGATAACAACAACATCTGATACAGCTCCTATCAAAACTAATTCTACTACTCTATGTACTAATCTGAATGCAGATATGGTAGATGGATACCACAGTGAGCATTTTTCTTAGAATAAATCTAACAAGTCGTTACAAACTAGTTCAGATAAAGATACATATTTTAAAATAATAGAATTGACTAGAAATACTGCTACTACAGATAGTATATACATTAAATATGGTATTACAGTTAGAGCTGTTTCTGCTATTGATTATAGTAACACAACTTTGTATGGAGATATTGAAATATTTGGTTCGTTTTCTCCAACAGTTGTTAATTATAAAGTTAGATGCAGTTCTGATTTTATTAATAAAGGTAGACTCAGAGCTTATGTTAATGGAGATAATTTACAAATATGGTACGTTGGGTATATTTGGGAAAATGTAGCTACGTATAAAAGAATAGAAAGGAATATTAATCACTTTACTGTAAACTATAATATAGAACTAACATCGACACTTCCTAATATAGATACTATTCCTATAGAAGGAACTCAACCAGAAGACTGGTATGGTGTATCATGGTCAGAAACATCTTCTAATCCAGATTGTACTCGTATTGGTAATATGGATATGCATAGAACATTACCCATATAGAGTATGATGAAACCGTTTGCTTTTTAGACACAATCTTTGTATAAAGACTAGTTTGTTCCTATGAAGGAGAATTTCTCTGAAGCAATGTATGGACACGTAAATAATGGAGAAGCAGGATAGGTAGCATCTACAGTAAATGTTATGATTAAGATACCAGAATTTTGGTATGTTGATGATTATGCTCCAGGTACAAAAACACATAATTTAAAAATATGCCCTCATGCTAAACCAGGATGGTATCATCACAAAGAAGCATATGTTAGTGCATATGAAGCATTCAACTTTGATAATAAAGGTAGATTAGTAAGTATGAGAAGCGTCGTTCCTACTGTTAATTTTAACAGAACCAATGGCAGAACTTGGGCTAGAGCTAATGGATTTGATGGAGAAGCTAAATGGAACCTTTATACATATGAAGAACATAGAGCTATATGTCATTTGTTCTTAGTAGAATATGCTACTAGAAATTCACAAAAGGCTGTTAATACTGAACTAACTCCTGAAGGATTTAGACAAGGTGGATTGGGTTCTGGTTGTACTACAGGAACAGCAACTATCAACGGAGCTCAAACTTGGTCGTTTATTCCAACTGGAAGTTCTGATAGCTTAGGTAGTGGTTCTGGTGAAGTTACTGTAACTATACAATAGACTGATTAGTCTGGATCAAATACTTCTACTATTACACGTAAATGTAATAGATATAGAGGAATTGAAAATCCATTTGGTCACATATGGAAACATACAGATGATGTTATTAGTAAATATGAAGCCCCATATCGTACTTGGTATAAATCTGTAAAACCTGATCAATTTGCCACTAACAAAAACAATAGTTATAAACCTTTGTGTAGTGTTGATAATGTAAATACTGGTTATAAAACTGAAATTAAAGCTACACCTGCGTGTGATTTCTTTTCTATGTCTGTTTCAGGTGGTTCGGAAACTACATACTGGTGTGACCATAACTGGGATAATACTGATACTTCAGAACACTGTTTGTTAATCGGTGGTCACTCTGGCAATGGCGGCGGGGCGGGTCTGTTCTCTCTTCTTTCCTATAGTGGGGTTGGTTATTCCCATGCTTTTATCGGTTCTCGATTAACATATCTCCCGTGGGCGGAGTAATGACTTAATTATGCAATACGGTATAGTTAAGTAATACCCACAGGTTGCTTCTCTAGAATTAGAACGAGTATGCATTATTAGTTTTAAGTAAAAAAGTAGTAACTCTGACAATAGCAGCAAAGCAGGTCTATTCAATCTTAATTCCAATAATGAGGTTAGTAATTCCAATGCTAATATCAGTTCAATGAAATTACATATCATAATATTTTCAGTTTATCATATAATAGCCAACTACTGAGAAGGACCTTACCACTTGGTAAAAGATATAAATAATTTATTAAGGGTTAGTAGCGAAATATCGAAAGCTCTTTGTAATTTCAGACTATGAAGAAGTTTAAGAATTTATATTAGAAGATAACAGATTTAGAAAATATAAAACTAGCTCATCACAATGCTAGAAAGAATAAAACTCACAGAGATGATGTAAAAAAAGTAGATGAAGATATAGAAGGATTTTGTAAGTAGATACAAGATATGTTAGTAAATCATACTTATAAAACTTCTGAATATTTTACTTTTAAGTTATATGAACCTAAAGAAAGAATAATATTCAAACTACCTTACTTTCCAGATCGTATAGTACATCACGCTATTATGAACATAATGGAACCTTTGTGGATTAATTAGATGATACCTTAGACTTATAGTTGTATTAAGAAAAGAGGTATTCACAAAGTTCTTAAGTAGATATAGCATGATCTAAAAGATAGAGATAATACTAAATACTGTCTTAAAATAGATGTTAGAAAGTTTTATCCTTCAGTAGATCACGATATATTAAAACAGATAATTAGAATAAAGGTATCTGATAGAGAACTATTATAGTTGTTAGATGAAATAATAGATTCGTCAGATGGAGTGCCCATTGGTAATTACTTATCTTAGTTCTTTGCTAATCTATATCTATCTTACTTTGATCACTGGGTTAAAGAAGATAAAAACATAAAGTATTATTATAGATATGCAAATGATATAGTAATACTTTATAAAGATAAAGAGTCTTTGTAGACATTACTTAGAGATATAAAGTAGTATTTAAAAGATAACTTAAAACTATAGTTAAAGAATAACTATTAGGTATTCCCAGTAGAAAGTAGAAGTATAGATTTTGTTGGATATAAAATATATCATAACTTTACTTTAGTTAGAAAGGCATTAAAGAAAAGATATTGTAAGAAGAATGCTAAACTGAATAAAAGAAGTACTAACTACAAATATTATAGAAGAAAAATGGCTAGCTACATAGGATGGTTTAAACACGCTAACTGTTATTCTTTACTTACTAAAACTATTAAACATAAAGAGCTATTAGATTACCTGGATATACGTAAGGGAAATAGAACATACGAATAATGAGTACGTTATAGTTATATAATTGCAGAGACTTTAACATATGCTAGCAGTAATAAATATTGACTAGCATTTTTATTTCAGATAAAATTATTTTAAGTTGTGTTGAGTAGAAGTTTATATATAATGAATCTTGCAAGACGTATATTTGCTAATGGATATCAATCTATAGTAGGTTGGTTAACAGGTATGGCAACTATACTAGCACCAGCTGCACCATTAATAGGTGTATCATTCCTATTCATAATATTAGACTTAATCTATGGATATAAAGTATGTAGACAAGTAACTCATAATAGTTATTTTGAATCTGGTAAGTTCTGGTCTACTATTGAGAAACTAGGATTTGCAGCTATAATGATAGCTGGATTTACCTTATTAGATAAGTTTATATTTATGACATATGCTGATCTGGTGTTAGCTAAAGTTGCAGCAGGAGCAGTATGTTTTGCAGAAATAATATCATTATTAGAATCTAGGAAAGCATTAAAACCTAATTCATTAGTTACAAGACTCTTCACAAAGATCATAAAGTCGAAAGCAGAAAAATATTTAGATGTAGATATAACAGACATCTTAGAAGAACAAAATACTATTACAAATGATACCAATACTGATAAGTCTAGCAAAAAGATTAACAAGTAACATTATCGGTTGGTTTAAAAGAAATTACAAAGCAATGGCAGTGATTATCATTACGATTCTCGCTGCCATTTGTTTTTATTAGAATAACTAGCTAGATAAGAAGAATAAAGAAATAGATAGAGTAACTAATAACTATCTTTACTATGAATAGCTAGCAACATAGTAGAAGAATGATAATAGAGTGTTATAGCTTACTCTAGATGAATTTAAAGAAACCAAAGATAGCTTGATACAAGAAGTACATGCTACAGTAAAGAAATTAAAAATCAAAGAGAAGGAGTTGAAATAGGTACAGATATAGGAGTAGAAAGTAGTACATGATACTACTATAGTAGTTAGATCAACTGACTTTAAAGTGGAAATCAAACCAAATAATTTGACATCAATCGTAATAAATAAAAGAGATACGCTCCTAACACATAGTATCAATATTCGCAATACTCAATCACTATTTATTAAATCTAAAAAAGAATATAAGCGTAATTATAAGAATTGGTTCTAGCGACTCCTTCACTTTGATTTTAAGAAACGAACTATTTATAAGTACCAAATTGATAACAGTAACAAGTTAATCAATGTAGAAAATACTAGAATAATAGATTTATCAAAATGAACTTTATAAGTCGAATAATTAAATCAATTAATGCAATGAGAGAAAGACTGAAAATAGAACGTCATGAGGCTATGTATGGTCCACACTTCAACGAAGAATGTGCATTAAAAGCAGTCTCAAAGATGGAAAACGAAGATGGCTCTCGTGGAGAACATTGGAGTTTAGAAGAAACTACTTCAATCGCTAACCAGTACGGAATCAATCTGAAAGGTGAGAAATACAACAAGTATGATTGGTACGTTGCTCTCAACATGATACGTTCAGACTATTATCGTGCAGTTGTTACTATGACAAGTAGTGATCACATTAAGTACTTTGTAGAACTAGCAAAAGCTTGGTTGAATGACAAAGATATAGAAGAAGGAAAGATGTGGTATTACTATTGCTATATTATGTGTGATAAATTGCGCAAAGAAGCTAAGACGATGTTAATGCTTGAAGACGATGAAGATGAAGAGCGTGAGTATCGTTATGCTCGTGGTGGTAGAGGACGTGGAAGAGGTAGAGGAGGAAGAATGACTCGCTACGGTTATGACTATGACGAAGACGATGAATATTTAGATCGTGAACGTGAAGAGGAAAGAATGCATAGATATGAACCTATGTATGAAAGAAGAATATCAAGATATTAATTTAATCAAAATTTATGAGAACTATGTACGAACCTGAAAAAATTTTAGTACAAAACGCTGGTATAGATCCAGGTGTAGCTGCACTTTTGCAGAATGCAAACAAAGGTAATATGGACCCTGCTGCTCTTATGGCTATGATGAACAATGGCGGTTTCGGTGGAAACGGCGGTTGGTGGTGGATTTGGATTATCCTAATCTTCTTCTGCTGGGGTGGTTTCGGAGGTAACGGATTTGGCAGAGGTAGTGATGACGCTAGTCGCCTTGCTTCTCAGTTGAATACTGATACTAATACAAGCTTGTTAATGCAGGCTATCCAAGGTAACAAAGATGCTATCAGCTCTTTGTCTAATACTTTGAGTTGTGATATTAACGCTGTACAGACAGCTTTAAATACTATTAATACTAGCGTTAGTCAAATTGCTTGTGATACTAAACTGGCTAGTTGTGAAGTAATTAATGCTATTACTTCTGGTAATGCTAACTTGGCTTCTCAATTGGCTAACTGCTGCTGCCAGACTCAACGTTCAATTGACTCTGTTAATTTGAACTTGACTCAAATGAATGCAGACAATAGACTGTCTATCTGTCAGCAAACTAATACTTTACAGAATGCTATTACTGGTGGTTTCAATAACTTGTTAACAGATAATACTAATAAATTTAATGTAATTGGTGCTAAGATAGATGCACAAACTCAAATGATTAACGATAAGTTCTGTCAACTTGAAATGCGTGAAATGCAGAATAAGATTGACACATTGCGTGCTGAGAAGTCAGCTCTTGAATTAGGTCTGTCTCAATCTGCTCAAACTGCTAATATCGTAAATCAGTTGCGTCCTTGTCCAGTACCTGCTTACTTAACTTGTAACCCATTCGGATGTAACGGTGGATTCACTGGTTACGGATACGGATATAACGACGGTTGCGGTTGTGGTTGCTAATAAGAAAGGAGGTAATTATGTTTAATCCTTTCTTTAATCCTTATCGTGTAAGACGTATTGACCAAGGTGGTATACCTACATTAGATACTATATTCTCTAATGTAGATACTACTAACAATACTGTTACTTATGGAATATGTCCATTTCAATGGAGACAATTGCCATGCAGAGGTTTAATATTGTTAAATATTAATCATACTGCCACTGGTGCAACAGAAGGATCATTAGTATCTGTAGCTACTTCTGTTAGTTCTAGTTAGGTATCATCTAATCCAACTAGTGTAAATACTAATAGTGGTAAAGCATTACTAAATGGTTCTGGTGATTAGATAACTACAGAAGAAATTTCAACTGGTAATAGATATCTAATATACTATGATAAACGTACTGGAGTATTCCAGACTATAAATCATATTGTAGCACCAGCTACTGCTTAATAAAAACTTAGGGCTACTGTAAAAGGTAGCCCTACTAAAACCAATTCAATTATGTTATTTAGTCAATTAAAAATAGGAGATCACGTGCACGTATTAGAAGTTCTAGGAACATTTAAAAAGACTACTGTTTATAGTCTTGGTTCCATTACTTAGGTTTCAAATCCTTATGATGAAGCTTTACCTCAAGGTTAGTTTCCAATACCAGGACAAAGTAGACGTAAACTAGTTGATGTATTCATTAGTTGTAATGGGGAATCTAAGAAACTATCAGTACCAGCTGAACGTTCAATCATCAATGATACTTCTATAGGACTTACTGTTGCTACTAATAAAGAAGAAATAGCTAACATGGTTAGATAGAACTACAACGAGTTCAAAGCTAAAAAAGAAGCAGCAAGTAAGTATGATGAAGAAATGGAGAAGTGTAAAGATATTTTAGATCAACTAGAAGCACAGGTAGAAGCTCCTATAATAACAAATACTATTGACAATAGTAAAGAAATAAATGATTTAAAGAATGATGTCGCTGATATTAGGAAGATGATAGAAGATGCTAAGAAGATGTTTATGGGAGGATTCCCAAAACCACCAATGCCGCCTATGCCTAATTTGCCAGCTCCACAGATAAAATAAAAGATATTTAAGGTAGACTAAAAAGTCTACCTTTTTTATTATATGTAGTTATAAGAACAGCTATTAGTTATACTTCACTAATGTAACCTAAATATATTAAAATAGCACAGGTAGTCTTAAAATGCGTTTAAATACTATTATAATTATAATTTAAATATATAGAATATGACATTAAATGAGCTCATTGATGATGTTCTATTAGAAGCTAGAAATAACTAGATTACTGAGAGTGAAAAGCTCAGTAGATACTAGATAGAATTGTGGATTAAAACTTATCGAGCTTACTTATTAAAATAGAAGTTAGATAAGGGAGAACAATTAGACTAGATCTTCTATTAGACTATACGCATGCATTTGGATAAAATAGAAGAAGATCCAGGTCATGTAGAATACCAAGGAGATAAAGAACTACCTACTTTACTTGGTACTAAACTTACTACTTCAGTAATAACAGTAAAGGATGCATATGGTAATATTATTCAATTAGGTTCTGAAACTAAGATGAAATTCTAGAGATATAGAAAGTATACCTGTAAAGATTATATTGCATATGTTAAAGGTAATAGAATATATGTAGAAGGTGATGCTAACCAACTAGAATATATTGATGTAGAAATAATTGCTGAAGATCCTACTGAAGACAAACTGTGTTACAATCCAGATAAGGATGAATATCCTTTACCAGCTTATATGTGGGGAACTGTTAAGTAGTTAATCTTTACTAAAGATTTCTTAACTATGAGATAGCAAGTATCTGATACTACTAATGATAGTAAAGATGATACTTAGAATGTAATGAATTAGAATGTTAACAGAAGTATAAGACGATGAATGAATTAAATAAATCAGCTAATAAAACAGTATCTTATACTATACCTTCATTCTATAATCATTACTTAAGTAGTATAGAACCAGATACAGTATATGATATAGATTATACTACTTATAGAAAGATAGTAACAGATTACTTTTATTACTTAAGAGATTAGTTACTAGAAGAAAGTAAAGAAGTTAAATTACCTTATAGAATGGGTAGTATACAAATAGTAAAGAAACAACCTAAACATTTAGATGGTAGAAGTCTTAGAATAGATTATAAAGCTACAAAAGAATTAGGTAAACTTACTTACTTACTTAATGAACACTCAGGATTCTATAAGTATAGACTTTATTGGAATAAATAGGATATGCTAGTGTCTAATAAGAGTAAGTATTAGATTGTACTTACTAGAGCAAATAAAAGACATCTAGCACAAATAATTAAATAGAATATTCACGATTACGAATAGCAGCCATGATATATAAAATGACAAGTAGTAAAGCCGTGATTGCTAAAGTAATTGCGGACTTAGGTTTAAATGAAACTGAAATACCTATTACAGATATACGTCAATGGATTGGAGAGGCTTTAATGAATATAGGTTCAGTTAATCAACTAGATCATAAAGTAGAAGTAATACCTATCAATGGTTATTAGGCTAAGTTACCATGTGACTTAGAAAGATTAAACAGTGTAGCTTACTCTACATGTGATTGTGGTGGTTGGATACCTATGAAGAAGAGTACAGGTACATTCAGTGTTTATGACAGAAAAGATAACTGTGATTGTTGCAATATGATTATACACGATGATGTATTAATACCGTTAGTAAAGAACCTTCACAATATTACTAAAGATAAAGACGCATTAGAAATACTTAATAAAGATACTAACACTAGATAGACACTTAGCGCATTGATTAATAATTATACAGTTTGTAGCAAAAATGGTAGATTACAGCACACTATTTTTAACGGTACTAATTTCAGTTATACGCCACAATATGATGTCAAACCAGGATATCTCATCTCAAATGTTCCAGAAGGATATGCAAAAATCTCATATCATGCTATCTACACTGATGAAGATGGTATGCCGATGATGCCAGATGTATAGTCGTACTTTGAAGCTTGTTTCTGGTATTGTGCGTAGAAGATTCTTTATATTAAATATATAAAAGGTGATGTACACAGATAGTTATGGTTAGACGCTAAGAACTCTTATAACTTCTATAGAAAGCAAGCTTATGCTGAATCATTAATGCCTAACCAGGATGAGTTAACTAATATCAAGTACATATGGAATACATTAGTTCCAGAAATGGATGAAGAGCGTACTTTCTTTAGTACTACTGGTGATAGACAAGAAATTTATAATTAGAACTAGAATTATAATAGATTATGGAGATAAATAGCCAAGTAAATACATTTATTGGTGGTATGAATATTGACAGTGATATTACTATGTTAGCTGACAACTAGTATAGATGGGCTGAGAATATTCGATTACTCACAGATAATGCTGGTACTACAGGTATTCTATAGAACATAGAAGATGTAAGATAGTACGAAGGTGGTATTGAAGCATCTGAAAATATACTTGGTACAGCAGTAACTAGATGGTACAATTCTACTAAGAAGATAGTAGAAGAATGTGGTATAGTAGTTACTATGGAATTGTATGAAGGTACTTATATTAATAATGTATGGGCTATAACTGATTTCAACAGTATTAAACCTACTTGGACTTTAGTAGTATCTGCTGTTATGAACTTAGTTAATAAAGTAGCTATAGTTACTAATTATGAGTCAGATAAAGTAAGTAAGATATATATATCTGATGGTACTTCTTCTATTAAATGTATTAATATATCTGCTCAATATAAAACAGATAAGACTAATCACATAGAAGATGATACTTACTTTGATCTACTACCAAGTTCAACTATTGCACCATTTAAGTTTATCGAATTGACATCTGGTAATTTACCAGCCGGTATGATACAATATTGTTATCAATTATTTAGTGTACATGGCGGAGAAACATCTACTTCTTCATTAAGTCCTATGATACCTATATCATCTAGTAATTCAAACTCATCTAAAACATTTAAAGGTGATAGACAAGGTGAGAGTACAAATAAAGGTTGTATGTTACAAGCTACTTTGTTTAATGATGGTAGATTTGAAAAAATAAGAATCATTAGTATTCAGTATACTAGCAATACTCAAACTCCTAAGATATATGTAATTAATGAGTTAGACTTACCTAAATCTGAGGATAATGTAATAACATTTAATTACAATGATGTTGGTAGCAGTTATGTTAATGAATTAAGTATAGAAGAATTTAATGATCTTGTTCCATTTGAATTTAATGCTAAGAGTATAGCAAAAATGGATAATAGGTTGTTTGCTTCTAATGTGTAGGAGTTAACTTGGGATGTAGATTATGATGCTAGAGCATATAGATGTAATAGTAATGGTATCATTAAATTAAACTCTAGTATAAGTAACCAAGATATTACTACTACTTTTCAAGAACTAATTAGTCCAGAAACAGATTTAGTTATACCAGAAGAACATGATTGTATAAACCCAATGAATAGTTCAATGGTATATCCTAATAATCCAACAGATGAATATGCATTTGGATATGATGATAATGGAGTTATTAGAGGTGGTAGAGGTTTAAATATCAGTTATAGGTTTATTATAACAGATTTGATAGAGTCTGATAATACTCCAGTAGTTGATGATGAAGGTGATAAATTTGTACCATATAGTATGAGCTTATCATCATCTAAAAAATCTTATAATACTATTAAATTAGTATGTCCAGAAACAAAGGAATTAGTATACACATTTAATAGTGATGGTAAGTCTAGAATAAGGAACTATTGTGATCCTTACTATGTATCTAATTTTCTAAGCCATCAAAGAGATGAAGTATATAGATACGGTATAATATTATATAACAATAAGAATATACCTTCTCCTGTGCATTGGATTGGAGATATTAGATTTCCTTCTGCTGATGTTGAAGGTTATGAACCTTTTACTTTTGGTGGAACAGTAGATGGATCTGGTAACTATGAATTAGTATCTCATCCACTTGGTATAATGTTCTATGTGAATAATCTTCCTACTGATGTAGTAGCTTATGAAATAGTAAGATGTGATAGAACATTAGCTGATAGAACTATAGTTACTTAGGGATTGCTAAATAAAACTATTAGATTCAATGGATGGTATAATAATACTGAAGATTATAGAGCTGAATACTCTTTAGGTAGTATAGATAGAAGACCTACTATTATGCCTACTTTTAAAGAAGGTGTAGCTCCAGAATTTGTACAAGGGTTCTATAATTCAAGTAAGAATCTATTTGTACAACAAGATGCTTAGGATTAGAATCCATTTGATACGTATGGTATATTTGATTTAGTAACTGCTGATATATGCTTTAATAAGGAAAAGTCTGATTCTATTGTTACCAGTGGTATGAATATTGTACCATTATATTGTGCTCATTCTGCTACATACTGCAATGATGCTAATAATAAGCATTATAGATTAGGTATTCCATTTACTAAAGTATTAGGTAAAAGTACAAACAATATACAAAATCCATTTGGTGGACCTGTAGAATATTCTGAACATACTGGTAATAAACCTAGTGCTTCTTAGGGTGTATTCGATGGTTATGAACAAGATGGCGATATGGTAAGTGGTGGTATATGTAAATACTATCAATTCTTTGGTAAGAATTATGCTCACAAAGATAATTCTAATTTGCGTCAATCTTTCCCTATAAAAGATGTAACTAAGCCAACTAACATATCTCCATATCAAGAAGCATTTGATGCTAAACAAATAGTAGATTACATAGATAGATTTGGTTTTATAAACTATAGTATTGGTTCTAGAGAAGCACTTGGTCCTCACGGAGTATGTTTAGCTATTAGTGCTCCAGATGTATACTCTGGTAATTATACTGGAATTCGTACTACTCCTTTATTAAGGAAATATAGACACAACGCTGTATTGTTTGTTAACATAAAGAAAAACACTACACAGTACGGTGGTAACACTTTTATGAGTAGAAGCTATTCTATATATAACAGTACTAATACTTATGTTAAAACATCTTGGGAAGGATACGATAAAGCAATGTGTTTTGGTGGTGATACATATTTAGGAGTATTGGACTATACTCATACTATGCTATTTACTAGAAATGACCCTGATGATAGAAATGGTTTTAAGCGATATGTTGGAGCTTATATTCCACTAGAATCTAGTATAAACTTATACTATAGAAATGATGAACATTATTCTCAAGACATAGTAGAATCATCTGGAGATGGTCAAACTGGTGAGGCTAACGTTTACTTCCTAACAGATCCAGGATAGATGAATACTTTATATACTTAGAAAACTCCAATGTACGTATATAATGCTGCTTACTCTAATACTAGTACTAGTAAGAATTATATACAAAAATCTATATATGCTGAAGATGATGTTAAAAGCATGAATAGAATTACTTGTTCAGAGTTAAAGACAAATAATGAACAGACAGATAGTTGGACTAAATTTAAGTTTGCTAACTATTTAGATACAGATAGTACATATGGACCAGTTACTAATCTTAAAGTATTTAAGAACAAATTGTATTTCTTCTAGGATAGTGCTGTAGGTATAGCCTCTGTTAATGATAGGTCTTTGATTACCGATAATAATGCTGGAGCTTTAACATTAGGTACTGGTGGTATTCTTACTAGATACGATTATCTAGTTACTTTAAATGGAGATAGTATTATTAATGATAAGAGTATTACTAATTCTGAAACTACTTTGTATTGGTATGACTTAGATAAAAATGTTATATGCTCACTTAGCAATGATTTTAATGAATTATCTAAAGTAAAACAAGTATAGACATATTTAAATAGATTGCCAGATAATGCTAGAAAGAATCCGGTGTCATTCTACGATAAGAAATACAATGAAGTATGGTTTAGAATATATGATAGATGTCTAATATTTAATGAACAATTAAATGTATTTACTTCTTTCTATACTCATAATCCGAACTGGTTCTTCCCATTCTCTACTAGACTAGTAACTATTAAGAATAACAATTGTTATTACTTACATAATATGTATGATGTTAATAGTACTACTAAAGAAGAGAAAATATCTTATGTTAGATTTGTAGTTAACAAAGATATAGCATATACTAAAGTATTCGATAATCAATGGTTCTCTGCTGAATTTGTAGACATTGGAGATGAAACTAAGCCTACATTAATATCTGATATACACTTTAATACTAAGAATTAGGAAACAGAACCTATTGATTGGAAATAGATAGAGTAGAGAGAAGATACATTTAGATTCCCAATAAGTAGAGAGAAACAAAATAATCCAGGTTAGCAACAATAGACTAATATGTCTTATGCTGGAAGGATGAGAGGAAAATACTTAATCTGTAATTATACATTAGATTGTAACGATAACAGAGAATTTAAGCTTCCTTATGTTAAAACAACTTATAGATATTCAATGTTATAATATGAAAACTAAGAAATTAAAAAGAGTTCCTCAATATGCTTTCGGTGCTGATGCTATTTCAAACTGGGGTAATATGAGTGGAGTAGATAAAGCGAATGTGGTTACACAAGGAGTTAGTGCTGTGGGTAGTATGATAGGTAATGCTACCAGTGGAAAGAAGCCTACAGCAGCTGGTGTAATAGGTGGAATAGGATCTGGAGCTGCAATGGGTGCATCTATTGGTGGACCTTGGGGAGCAGTAATAGGTGGAGCTATTGGTGGTATTACTTCAAGTATAGGTTCTGGCGGTTCTATTAATGAGTAGACTGGTGAGTATGAATTACCATCAGGAATAGCAGGTCTATTTGGTCATAGTAAAAGTTATATACGTAACAAGGCTGGTAGAATTAAAAATGGTATTCAGGCTAGACAAATGTCTGAACAAGTAGCAGCTGATTACTATTAGGAAAATGGATATAATGAATTAAGTTTATCTAAAGGTGGTGTAGTACCATCTACTATGGCTTACTTAGATGATGGTGAAATGTTAAGAACACCAGATGGAACTATAGGATCTATACCAGAAGAAGGTAAACCTACAGATTCTAATTTATTAAATGTACCTGTTGGAACTCAAGTATTAAGCGATAAGATTAAAGTTCCAGGAACAAACAAAACATTTGCAGAAATGGGAAAGAAGTTAATGAAAAAAAGCAACAAGAAAGCTAACAATATATATGCTGAAAATAGTTAGATGTTAAATGAAAGAAACAATCAAATAGCATATCAAGCATTGTTGGATTAGCAAGAAGCTTTAAAAAACAGTAAGATAAACAAGAAAAATACAGCTGCTTATGCAGATGGTACTAAAGGCATTAAACCATATGGATATAATAAAAATATGTCTGATTTTAAATACTGGGATCCAAATAAAAATAACTATACACAAGATTATTTAAACTGGGTTAATAGTATTACAGATCAAGACGTTAAGGATATCTATGGTGGTAAATATGGAGATATGTCTACTTACTTAGGTAAGAATAAAGGAGTTATACCTACAGTAGAACAAGCTAGATCTTTAATGACAGATAGAAAGTATGGTGATTGGCATAAGATTGGTCAAGCATATGTAGATAGTAGATCTAATCAAAGTAGTGGACCTAGACATATACCATCTTCTGAAGTAGCAAATAGATTAGGTATTCCTTATAATATCAATGCTCCCATTGGTAATGTAGATACTGCTAATGCTAGAAGTAGTAAATACTTTAACTATACTGGTAATCCTGGACAGCTTCCAGTAGGTAATATATATGGTACAAATAGTAAAAAGCCAAAAGCTCCAAGTGATAATAACTGGTTAGATCTAATAGACAATATAGCCGCATTAGCTGGACCTATTGGTAATATATTCTCAGGTAGTCCTGAAAGAGTAGAAACATATACTTATGATCCAGTATATGGTCCTGCTGATTATAATATAGATCCTATACTTAGGGAAGCTACACTAAGTGATAGAATTGCTAGATACAATATGGCTAATATTAATCCTAATACTGGAGCTAATATGGCATTTGGTTTGTAGTCAGCTGTTAATAGAAATAAAGCTATTGCTAATGCTTATGCTACTAAAAATAATGCTGAAAATCAAATGGCATTTAACAATGTTCAAATAGCTAATCAATGGGGACAACAGTATGCTAATGCTAGACATTTAGCTTCTGTAGAACAAGCTCAAAATGATGCAGCTACTAGAAATATTCGTAGAAAAGGATTTGGTGATTTATCTACAAGAATATAGTAGATAAGTAAAGATAAACGTTTAACTAAAAGAGACTCTGCTGTACTAGAAGCTATGTTACCTTATTTGGAATATGGTATGACATCAGATCAATTAACTAAATTATATAATAATTTGAAAAGATAATGGCAACGAATAGATTTGATAAACCAATAGAAAGTGAGTATATTAGTTAGTATACACCAATACCTTTTGAATAGTTATATGCTATAGGTAAAGCAAATAACGAAAGAGTAGATAAAGCTTATTAGGATTTAGGTAATCAGTTTACTAAGTGGTCAGAGTTTAGATCTCCGTCAGCTATAGATACTAAGAGATGGTATGATTTAACAGTTGGAGCTGGACAAGATATAGTAAATAAATTAGCAGCTAATCCTGATTTGATTAAAACAGCAGAAGGTAGATCTTTAATACAATCGTTTATTAACACAAGACCTTATAATGAGTTAAGTTAGTTACAATAGAGCAGAGAAGGATTACTTTAGAGATAGAAAGTAAATCAGCAACTTATGTTATCTGGTAAGTATAATCCTTTATGGCATGAAATTGACTTTACTAATTATAATACTTTAGATAGCGGAGTATTTAATGATGTTGCTCCATTAGCTTATAAATCAGAAGTAGATTTAGTAAAGCCTTATGTTGATAATCTAAAAGCTGGATATATTAGGTCAGATGGTAGTTATGATTACTCAGGTGTATCTACTGATAGAACTGATGAACAAATAGCTAAGAATATATCTGCAATATATAATACTCCAGAAGCTCAAATGCATATAAACGCTTTAGTAAGATAGGGATTTACTCCTGACCGAGCTAGAGCTTTATTTACAGATAGAATTTATAGAGCTGGTAGAGAGTTTGCATATGAAGATAGAGAGGCAAATGAATTTGCTAAACTAGAATATAGTAACAGATTAAAAGCAGCTAGAACTGGTCAAAATGTAAGTAATGAAGGTCCTTGGTATTTAACTGATTCTTTAGAATATACAGGATTATAGAAATTTAATAATGCTAGAAACTATTACTTATCTAATAATCCTAACTATGAGAAACTAAAGAGTGATATCAATAGTAATGATCCAGTTGTTAGAGAAATAGCTAGTAAACAACTTAGATCACTTGCAGATAGTGCTACTCCTTATAATATGTTTAGAGATATTATGAGAAAGTATAGTACAGAGAAGGATGGAAAATTACAAATTACAAATACTGATATAGATTATGCCGTTAATGATATATTCAATAACTTTGGATATACAGTTCGTAACTCTAAATTAAATGATCTGTTAAGTAGTACTATACAGGGAATTACAGAAAATGAATAGAGCACTCCTTTAGGTAGACGTAAAATTATATCTGGTGGAGAGAATTTGAATTTAATGTCTAGAGTAGTATCAGAAATAGCTGGATTTGAAGCAGTAGATCCTAATCGTAATAAAGTAATAAATGCTTTGAAAGGTGGTAAGTTTAACAATATGATATTACTTAACAATGATAATATGATAACTATTCCAGTTGTTAAGAACGGTTAGCCAAGTACAGCTAATTTGCAGAGAATTAAAGTAGCTATATCTGAAGATGATATTAAGAATGCTGGTCTTACTGAAGATGATATGAAAAAAGCTGGAGCTACAATACAAACTTCTAAACAGTCTATATCAGAAAGTGAAACGTCTAACTTATCTGGAAAAACTTCTGGTGAAAAATCTGAATTAGGAGAACAAATAGCTAAGAAGTGGAGTAGTAATACTACTAGAACTGTTAGACCTGGTGTTAAATATTATGTATTAAATTTAAGTAATAGTGTACCAACATCTGGAGATGATTTAAATGCTGAATATTTAAATCAACAAGCACTTAAACTGAATGTGACAGGATCAGTAGCATCTGGGTTATATCCAGATGTACAAAATGAATCTTTTGGATTTCAATAAATAATATAATATGGCAAAGAAACAAACATTTACTGTGGGTAGTAAAGATAATATGAGAAGTAGGCTTCAAGAGTTAAAGGATTATACATTTATTCCTTTAACTGGAGTTAATCCTTCTGAAGAACAATATGAATTTGATATAGCTCAAACTAAGCCGTTGAATACTACTTCTTTAGAAGAAACTCCTAAGTAGGAAAAAATTGTAACTACTGAAGATGCTAGTACCACTAAAAGTGGAAAAGGACCCAACTATATAGCAGATCCGGTATTCTCATTTATCAATGGTATTCAATAGGATATGGTAGATAGACCTACTGGAGATATGCTGTTGAATAATAAAGAAAAAGATGAATTAGAGTTTTAGAAAGTATTTCTAGAAACTGAAAAAGAAATGAAGTTGTTAGACCAACAACTTAATAGAGCTTATTTAGATAAAGATACGGATAAAGTTCATGAGTTATATCCTTAGTACAAAGCTACTTTTGATGCATACTCTAGTATGTTAGATGAATATAAGAAAGTAGCTAGTAAATACTATAATCAGTATGGATATCAACCTACTGTAGAAGAAAGATTGCAAGCTCTTAATGAAGGTATTTCTGAAAGAGAACGGAAGTCTAAAGAATTAGGCGAAGATATTCAAAGAGGTAGAGATATATTACATTTTACTAATAGTATATACTCTATAAGTGATGAGTGGAAACAATTAGAACAAGAAAATTGGGCATATCAAGTACCTAGAGCATTAGGTACTTCTTTCTCATCTATATAGGCTACTGCTGTTAACTTTGCAGCTGTTGCTGCTGCTAATTATCTAGCAGCACAAGTTGCAGCATCTCCTACTGGTCCTTATTCTCCACTAATTGCTGGAGGTGCAGCATTAATAGGAGCTGGAGCTACAGTAGGTACTAGTATATGGTCTAGAGATAGAGAGTCTTTATCAGAAGTAGCTAATAATTATAAACAGAATGTTTATGAGTATGCTAATAAAAACAACATAGATATCAATAGCTTAGCAGATATAGGTAGAGAGAATCTAAGTAGTATTACTGGTGTAGAATACTCTAATGATAAGAATTCTTCAAATTATAGAAGCAATGATGAAGTATTTGAAGATATGTTAGCTTATGATATACCTACTGGTAATAGTGAATTAGACACACTAAGATACAATACTAAAAACAATCTAAAAGATATCTACAATAGAAACATGGCTCTAGCAGCTAGTGATGTAGCTCAAGCTGCTACCATAATTCCTGGAGCAGGTAAAGTATTTACTAAAGTACTTGGTAAACTTAATTTGCCGGAGAGAGCTATTGATGGTACAGTTAAGGTATTAGATAAAGCAATTGACTATACTACTAAGAAGGTAGCTCCTAAAATGTCTAAGGTAGCTAAACATAGATTATCTAAATATGTACTAGAACCTACAGTTAGAATAAGTGCTAATGCTGCATTAGAAGGTATTGAAGAAGTAACGCAATACATGATTGGTAATCGTATAAATGAATAGAATACATCTGATACTAATCTGTATAATCCTCTTGATGTAGCTACCATGTTTATGGAAAACAATGCTATGGCATTAAAAGGTTTAGCTGCTGTAGCTGGTATTAGCGGTGATCCAGCTTTAGATGGAAATAAAGAATTAGTAGATAATTTTAAAGTAGGTGCAGCTATAGGTTTACTCATGGGTGGTGGAACTACAGCTGTAAGTACTGCTAATAATCTAAGATCTTATAATGCTGGTACAGAGTTATCTAGAAACTTAATGGCAGAACATATATCTGCAAAAGAAGATATATATAAGTATATTCAATATGCTAATAAAGCAGATAAAAGGATGCTTAATAAAGAAGCATTCTTAGATGCTATAGATCAACAAATAGAATCTGCTAATATTCCAGATGGTTGGACTAAAGAAGATTTTGAAAATGAAAAAAGAAACATATCTTCTATATACGATATTGTAAAGAATAATAGTAAAGTAAGAGAATTTAAAGGAGAAGATAGACATATTGCTGCTGCTATATATAAGCATAAAACTGATATGTATAATAAAGCTATATCTGATTATGAAACTCAAGTAAAAGATATAGCTCAAAGCTATAACTCTATTAATTCTGAAATAGATAATGTATTAGGTAGTTTATCTGATGATAATACAGATAGTGAAAATACCCTACTGTTGAAAGCTTACTTATTAGATAAAGCAAGATTAGAAGGAATTAAAAATTACATTAAAGTATTAGAAGAATCTTAGATAGTAGATAAAAGTAAACTAGATGAGTTCTATATAGCTGAAAAAGGTATAGAAAGACGTTTGTCAGGTTTATCAGATGTTAAAGACAAATTCTCTGTAAATCCTGATGATATTGTTTTAAGTTCAAGAGATGATATTGAATCAAATGCAGTTAAAAGTCTTTTAGCAGAAATTGCATTAACAGATGCTAAACAATCATACAAGAAATTTATAAATAGTGACAAAGCCTTAAATAAGGCTGTCGATATATATAAGAATAGTATTACTGAAGATACTATAAATCAAGATGAACAGATTCAAGAAGAGGAAACTCCACAACAAGAACCTGCTAATATTGATGAAGAAGATACTTCAGATACTATAACGTTACAAGATAGTATTGATAAAGCGCAACAATAGGCAGATAAAATTCAAGAACTAATTAATTAGCAATCAGCTATACTTGAACAGACATAGCAACAACTAACAGGAGAAACTGAAGAAGAGGAAAAAGCTGTTTCTCAGCCTACTCAAGTTTCTTCTGAACAACCTGTACAAGAAGAAGAAAAAGAAGTTGTATCTCCTAAATCCTTTTGGGAATTAGGTACAACCGTAGATACAAGTGAAGACTATGAAGGATTAGTAGCAGAAGAATTAACTGAAGAAGATTTAATTAATCCTGAAGAAACTATATCAGAAGATAATACTAATAATGTAGCAGATAATCCAGAAGCTACAGTAGATCAAAATGCATCTGATTATGAAGGTACATAGAGTGTTGAGGATACACCTTCCGTTTAGGAACAACCTTCAATGCAGACAGAGGAAGTCGTTCCACAAACTCATACTGTTACTAGTAATACAGAACAACCTTCTGCTCCTATTACTGAACAAGATATAGAAGCTAGCAAAATATACGATTGGTTATACAGCTTATCTACTGACAATGTTTAGGTTAATGATGAAGAACCTACAGAATTAGTATATGGAACTTTATATTATCAGCCAGATAATGATCAACCTATGTTTAAGGGTTATGAATCTGGAAGATCATTAAATGAGTATCTATCTACTCCAGGTATGTTAGCTGAAAGTAAAGTTACAGCTAAGATTGGTCCTAAAGATTCTAAGTTTGGATCATACGATCCAGCAAATAAAGCTACATGGGATGAAGCTCCTATATATATAGAAATAGAAGCTAAAGATGGTAGAAAGTTTATGGCTACTTTAAAAACCATTGAAGGAGCTAAAAGTATATACAGAACTCATGGTAGAGAATTATCTAAATCAGAAGAAGATAGAATTCGTGAATTACGTAATCAAATTATTGAAGCTAAAATTAATGATCCTAATTGTGAAATAACATTTAAGAATATTACTATTACTAATGGTAATTTTAATGTTAATAGAACAGAAGAAGGAGAAGTAATAAATAGAAATCTATTAGATATAAAATCTTTAGGAGTTAGAGATTTACATAATATATTAGATTCAGAAACTAAGTTTGGTATAGGTAAAGGTATAGCAGATCATTTTATAATCATGGATAGAAATGGTCTTCCTATGGAAGGTAAAGGTGGATCTGGTAAAATATTTGTATATCCGCCTGCACAAAATACTCCAGCTGGTATTACTAGGAATATTAAACTTAACGAAGCTAGATTCAGTAATGAAGATAATCGTCCTTCAGATTTAGCTAGATACTTAGCTAATGTAATACTATATAGATAGACTGGCAATGAAGCCGTGTATCCAGAAGATGTAATTCAACTAGTGGTTAACTATGGTAATTCTACTATACTAGATCCTTCTGATCCTAGATATGCATTTTTAGCAGATAAATAGTTCTTTGTAAATTATAAGGAAGGTTGGGCTTAGTTAGGTAGAGAACAAGTTCTTTTATCTAAACTAAGAACAGATGCTGGGTTTGAAGACTTGGTAGAATTTATTACAGATAATTTACATTGGAATACAGAAAAGACTCTGTTATGGGAACCACTACCTAAATCATTCAGAGAAGCTATGATAGATGATAATGTAGATCATTTAGAATTAGTTCCTGGACTAGAATTTGATTTAGAAGATGTTGGGTTAAAGAGAGTAAATGGTAAATTAATAACAGATGAGGATAATCCAAAAGGATTAACCACTTTAGCTTACTTAATTAAACACGGTAAGTTATTAAGCGATCTACAAGATAGATTGTTTACTAGACCTTATGTATATATTGATTATCCAGTAATATCTTCTAAACCTACTGAACAACAAAAGAAATTAGAAGCAGAATCTCAATCGCCTACTAAAAAGAAGTTCAGTTTATATGAAGTTCCTACTTTTGATGCTGGTGAAGAATTAAGTAGCAAAACGGAAGATAAATCATATGATGAATTTACAGATGCAGATTCTGATGCTGTGTCAAGTTTCTTAGGATTAGATGGAGCTCCTAAAATACTAAATAGTAATTAGTTAAAGCAAAGTAAATTTATCAATACTAAAAAGGCTAAAAAGTGGTTACAAAAGAAGTTAGGTCTTACTGACGAACAAATAGAAGTAACTGATGGAGTTATTAGAGAATTTGCTAATGGTTCTGCTGTGTATGGTATAGCCAGAGCAGATGGAATTGCTATATCTAATAAAGCTATTGAAGGAGTACAGTATCATGAAGCCTGGCATAGAGTATCTTTACTTATGTTAGATAGGGATACTAGAAATAAATTATATGATGAGTTTAGAAAACAAAACAATTAGTATAGTAATTTAGACAATAAGCAACTAGAAGAAGTAATAGCAGATAGATTTATGGATTATATGCTTAATGATAAAGAATCTACTTTAAGATATTATATCAATAAGATATTCCGTAATATTAAAAAATTCTTGCATATTAATTCTAATATTGATCCTACAAATCTTAATAAAATATTTGATGCTATTAAATATGGAGATTTTTCTAATTACCAGCTTAATGAAGAATCTCTTAAAGACTTCTTAGATTCTTATACTGATGGAGCTTATTATAAAGTTGGTCCTAATAAAGATATAACTTTGAAACACTTCCCAACTTTACAAGACTTTCATTCAGCATTAGATAGCTTAAAAGCTTGTTTGTTTATAGCTAATGGCGCCAAATATATATCAGATGTATAGAATTTAAGCAACACTAAGCTTAAAAATCTTTTACTATCGTTTATCAAATCAAATAGAACTACTACTGAACAGAAGGAAGCGTTACAAGAAATAGTAGATAACTTCGATGTATTTATGTATCACCTACAACCAATGCTAGAACAGATGGGAATTAGATCTATAAATCAAAATATGGATGAAGAATTCCTAGATAGAGAAAGCAATGGTATATAGAACTACGATAAGGCTGGATATGAATTTGATAAGAAGAATAACGCATTGGCTAGTGCAAAAATGTTCTTTGCTACTTTATCAGATACATATTTTAGCTATAAGGATATAGATGGAGTAAAAGCTAGAACTCTTAGTACTAGAATTAATACTATTACTGGCTTACCTATGATAGTTAATTATGATACTGCTTATGCTCTAATTCTTAAAAACTTAAGTACAGTAGAATCATTTAGTACTGAACCTGGACAAGATCCAGAAACTTCATTATTAGGTAGATGTGCTAGATTAGCTAAAGGTAATGCTTTCTTTGCTTTCTTATATAAGAGATTGAATGGAGATATTGATATAAATCTTCAGACACAAATATTACAAACTGTTAAAAGTTTTGATTAGAATTTTGTAGAAGTACATTATCAACAAACTGAACAAGGTACATCATTTGTAGTAGATGATGGAATAAATAAAAGAGCTACTAAAATGTATCCTTCTACTTGGTCGGATTTGTTCTTTAATTCTTCTTTAGTAGAAAGAACTGAAACTGAAACAAAACCTAATAAATCTGAAATAAGCGCAGTTATAAGTAGATTTAATAAGTTATATAAGTAGGTGGAAGATAATAGAAATACTATTACTAATACTGATGTAGATACTTATATCAATGAATTAGTTAATATATTAAATTCTATTGGAATCACTGTAGATCATGATACTATAGAAGGATTATTACCTAATGACAGACCTTATGGTATATCTAAGTTAATATTAAGTAATGAAGCTGGAGCATTAAAATATTTATTTAATGGCACTCTTCAGAATCTTATAGATAATAAGATAAAGTATACTAATAAAAAAGGTATAGCTACAGTAAGACAGCTAGACTAGATATATATGAACTTGGGTAAGAGCAGCTTCATTAATACATTAGCACAAGCGCAAGCTGTAACTCATCCTAGTGATACTGAAATATCAGTATTAGGTCCTAACAATAATATTATTTTTACTAAGACTTTAAACTGTTTTGTGTCAGATCAAGTCAGATGGCTTAATAGTCACGATAGTGCTACATTAAATGATTTGAATGCTGATACTTATTGTAGAAGTTCTTTGATTCTATCTGCTGTTAATAATAATAGTCCTATTAGATTAAATACTTTTGTTAATTTCTATGGAGAGAATAGAGGTGATAAAGGTAGAGATTATCTAAGTATTTCACCAGTTGAAGACTACTTAGCTAAAATGACATTTACTTATAATAATCATATTATATTCCCAACTATGGCTGATAAAAAGACATGGTTTACTATTAGTGGAGTAGGATTATTCAACAAAGAAATGTCAATTACTCAAGTTGGTAATAGTTTAAAGTTATAGTTTAATAGAGAAGCTTTAAAACACTTATATCGCAGTTGGGAAGATGAATATAATACTATAGTAGAATATTATAATTCTCTTCCAGACGTTAAGAAACCTATTAAGAACTATCACACATCTGGTAAAGGTGGTTTATTTAGACATTTTACTGGATACTATACAAAAATAGATGGTCAACTTAAGTGGATAGATTTAAATGAAAGAATCAAAAACTCTGTAAAAGAAGGTAATATAATACAGACATTAAAAGAGATTGAATAGGAACTATTTACTACTCCAAAGGATACTTTCTAGAAGATTAATGATAATCTACATATGCAACTTAAGCAAGAAATAGACACTTGTGAAAAGTTGGGCATAATAGAAAGAGATAAAAAGAATCCTAAAGTTATCAAGAACAAGCTATTAGATAATGTTGTATTAAACAAATTTAAAGAAATATACTTAGCACATCCTAATAATAATGTATCTAACCAAGCAGAAAGATATGCTATTTTAACTATGATTGGTAATCATATGATAAACTATAACATATCTGTATTAGAAACAGAAAAGATATTTACTGGTGATGTTGCTTTCTTTAAAAATGACGATGATAAAATCAAACGTTTAGGTGCTGTATTGTCTACTGGAGATAATTTAAGAACTCAATGGTATACTAGTGTAGATAAGAATATCAAAGAATATAGAAGACTATAGAATAGATAGACTTATACTAATACTACTATTAATGATAATGAAATACCTAGTAGATAGCATAAAGAACTGGAAGACTTATTTACTTTCTCTAATACTAGAAAATTACTTATCGAAAAAGAAGGTTTAACAGAATCTCAAGTAGATGAGTTAATGAAAGATCCTAAATCAGCAGAGGAAAAGTATCCTATAATATTCAGGTTAGCTAAAGATTTAGCTGTAGAAGATGCATCAGCATATGGTATGAATAAAAAAGGTACTAAAGGTAATATTAATCAAGCCGATGCTGCCGTGTATATTAGACCTTAGATGTATAGAGATATTGTTAAAATGCTTGGAGAATGGAGTGATGAAATTGAAGAAGCTTTTAACATAATGGAAAGTGATGCAGACTGGTTGAATGATGCAGAGTTATATGCTAAATCTTTGAAGACGTTAATTAAGCCATTAAAGACTACTTACTTTGGTTATACATATGATGCCAATTTAAAACATTGTATACCTGTGTTTAATAAGATGGCTATGTTCCCTATGTTTAAAGTATTAGCTACTGGAGATAATAGAGAAATATATGATAGAATGAATGCTATTGGTAAGTATCAAGGACTCACTCCTATTGATCAAGTAGCATTTGAATCTGCTGTTAAAGTTGGTATACAAGGAGCTACTGATATATATAAGGATTATAAGAATAATGAGATAAATGATCTAAGTAATATGCATATTACTACTTAGAAATTCAGAAATCTTAGAAGACAGCTTATAACAGATCCTCATACTCATGATAGAACATTGTTCGGTACTCAGGTATCTACAGTTGCTGTATCTAATCTAGTAATGAATAGAGTATATCAAGAAGGAACCAATAATGAAATAACTGGTCAACAGATTAAAGAACAATTGTTTAGTACTATCAACGCTATATCCAATAAAGGCTTTAAAGAAGTAAAAGACATGTTCTTATCTGATAATACTCTTGATTATACTAAGGCTTCTAAACAGTTAATTAAAGAAGCTAGAGCATCTAATATGGGTAAAGATATAGAAGAAGCTCTTGAAGTAAATCAAGATGGTACAGACTTTAAAGTACCTTTATCAGCATTGCCAGATAGTAAATGGGTAGAAACCAAATTAACATCTACTACTAATAAAAAGGCTATTGATTTGGAGTTACCTGGTGGAGCATTTATTCAGATGTCTTCGTTTGGATTTAAATCTATAAAGGCTGTAGGTAGTAGAGCCATTAATAATGGTAAACCTCTACTTAACATAAACAAAGATGGTAGTATGGATTCTATCATTTCTATTAATTTGTTCTCTCACATAATTCCAGATTATAAAAATAAGAGTTTTGTAGAAGCTAGAGATTGGTTGATAGAACATAAGATTATTGGTCAAGAAGCAGGTCCTATGGCTATGGGTTATCGTATTCCTACACAAGGTCTATCTTCTATTGCTGGACTTAGAATTGTTGATGTACTTCCTTCTGTGGTAGGTGATACTATTATATTACCAGATGAATTTACTACTCAAACTGGTTCTGACTTCGATATTGATAAGTTGTATATAGCAAGATATAACTTTGATAAAGAAGGCAACAAGGTAGAATTTAAGAAACAGAAGAGTAATGAAACATTTGAAGCATATTTAAAAAGAAGATACACAGAAGAACAAGGCGGAGAATTAGAAGAAACAGCTAGAGGATATTCTGCTACTTATACTTTGTATAACAGATGGCTAGAAAGTATAGGTAGTCCTACAAATGTATATGAGGCTAATAGTAGAGAGGCTAATGAAAACTTGTTACTTGATACATATCTAGCAGTACTTACTGATAAGAAAAATGTGGATGAAACTAGATTACCTCTTGATAAAGTAACTGGAATAATTAAAGAAGAGATTCTTCCTATTGTAGATGGTCAAGGTAAATTAGGTGATAGAATACCATTTAGAGAGCTATCTCCTACTTATCAAATGAATAAAAAGTATGAATATTCTGGTGGTAAAACTGGTATTGGTCCTTTTGCTCTTAATAATAAAAATCATGTCTTAACTTAGTTAGCTAATCTTAAGTTCTCAAACATATCTTTATTACAAAGATTAGGTTTTGTTGGACTTGATGGTATTAAAAGTAGAAACGAAATAGTATATCAAAGAGATGAAAAAGGCAATATACTATTAGATGAACAAGGTAATCCTATAAAGTTCCAAGAAGAAGGATTACGTATATTAGACTGGATATCAGCTATGATTAATGCTCATGTAGACGTTGCTAAAGACCCATATGTTATTAGACTTAATGTAAGACAATATACATATAATATATGTAATTTCTTACTTAGAGTAGGTTATGGTAAAGATACATTCTATTTCTTACCACAGCAAATACTTAAAGATATGGCTAGTGCATATGATAGAGCATCTGGTATATATGGTGTAGATGATAGCAAAAGTAAGACAGCTATAGTAAAAGATGAGATTACTACTATACGTAAATCATACTATGATAAATATAAGAAAGCTGCTACAGAATTAGGTATAAAGAAGTTAGATCTTGAAATGAGTAAAACTGGAGATATCGTAATGCAAAAATTAGATAGTGAAGGTAGATCCACTGGTTTATATTCAATTGAAGATTTTGCTACTGATATTACAGATAGAGATTTCTTAATACAGCAATTGCAACTAAGTCAGAAAGATAATCTTACTAGTGAAGAAACTTATAATTATTATAAGAATCAAATATTGATATCTGAATTGTTTATCCAACTTAATGATTTAGCTCAAGATATGTCTAAATTAGTTCAATTATCTCAGATTGATACCAAACGATTTGGTGGTAACTTTATTGAACAAGATAGATTCTTATATAGACTAAAAAGCTTAATTGCTAATTCTACTTTGTTTAACAAAGATGATATACTAAACTATTTGAATAGTACATTCTTAATGACCAAGATTAACAACGGTATTGTTGGTCCTTCTGATATGTTTAGTAATATAATGATTAGAGGAAAGAGAGATTTTAAATCTGCTATAAGTCAAGTACTTACTATGATAAATAGAATAGATACTAATGATGAATCTTTAAATAAAACAATCTCTAATGAACTAGAAGGATCATTAAGATACTCTTTCTTAAATCAAGAAGGTATAGATTTGTATGATATGTTTTATGGTACAGATACTATGGCTAAGAGATTATCAAAAATCAAAGCAGATATATTAGCAGGTAAGTATCCAGAAATGCTTACATAGGATGGTAAAATAGGTAATCAGTTACTTAACTATCTTGGTACTTTAACCAAGATGAGTACTGATAAATATAATGCTCCAGATATTATTATAAAGAATAGAATATCAGATGATGATAAGTATTTGAAGCAGAATCTTAATCAATATTGGGAAGAATTGTTAGAATCAGATTATCCTGAAATAAAGCAATTTGCTCAAGATTTAATAAGATACCAATTAGCTACTACTGCTGGTAACTTTACTAAGAATGGTATATTTAACTTACTACCAATAAGTGCTATACAAAGTACTGGCTATGCAGATTATATGAGAAGTATTACAGAAAGATTTAATGTTACAGATTTAGATTTTGATAACTTCTTCTTAAACAATTGGACAAATAATAAAATTGTTAAGCCTGCTCAGTTGTATAAAAAGGTATTTAGTTCTGAAACAGATAAAGTAGAAGATCAATTACAATTCCCTGTATTATTTAGTGAAAATAAAAATCATAGCGGAAGTAAGTATCCAGTAATGATGATACCTAATTATATACCAGTTGGTCGAAATGAATCTAAACAAAATGTATATACTCCATATATAAAGGTAAAATTAGCATATGATAATAATCCAGCTAATACTGTTTTATACAAATATATTGGAAATGTATTTGATGATAAAGATCAAGAACGACCTGTATATGTAATAACTAATAAGAAAGGTTTAAATCAAGAAGGTAGAGTTGTAAAAGAATACGATAATTATTCTAATTCTATGTTTGAATTTAATAATATTAATGGAGCATTAGATGCTAAATCAGCATTTAGTATCAACGATATCAAAAATATTATCAACTTAGGTAACAAAATGAATAGATCTAAGTGGATTAATGTTGCCAATAATATAGAATTAGTACGTGACTATAAACCAGTTACAGCAGCATTAAATATTAGTATAGAAGAATTATAGGGTGCTCCAACTAGAAATCACAAATCTACTGCTCCAACTTCTACTTTCAGCTTGAAAATTCCTAGAGATTTTGCACCTATTAAATATGATACTTTTGAAGAAATTGATGAATCTGGATCTTCTACTGTAAATATTGTTGGAGATTACATTAGATTTAGAAATGGTAAGGTTGTAAATACTCCGTTTAAATTAAATCAATAGCAGGAACATGCGTTATTAGTATTAGAAGATTTTATTAATAATCCTAGCAAGTATGATAATAGTGTGACATTATCTGGATATGCTGGTACTGGTAAAACTAGTATCATTAGTATATTTAATAAGTATTTGAACAGCATAGGAATAGAGCCTGTATTTAGTGCCCCTACTCATAGAGCTAATGCAGTTACTAAAATGAATAATCCAGAATCTTAGGTTATTACTTTACATTCTGCATTTGGTTTGTCTCCTATTGTTGATTTAGATAGTGGTAATTATGATCTTAAGAAATTAAAAACAGAACAAATACGTAAACCTAAAATTAAACCTGGTCAATTACTTATAATTGATGAAGCTTCGATGGTTAGTAAAGGTTTGTATAACTTTGTTGAAGATTTCAAAAAAGAAAATAATGTTCAAGTAATATACATAGGAGATCCAGCTCAATTATCACCAGTATCAGATAATGCAATATCTCCAGTATTTTAGGATAAAGCTACCAATGTAGAACTTACTAAAGTAGAAAGAACTGGTGATAATCCTATTCTAGAAGAAGCTACTAATCTAAGAAATGGTAAATCATTATCCTTTACTACTAAATTAGTAAATGGATTTGGAGTTGAATATATGCATGATGGTGAACAACCAAACTAGATTATCAAAGATATAGTTAATTCTAATGAATATAAAGCTAATCCTTTTAACTTTAGAATACTTAGTGCTACTAATGCTATGATACCTACAGTAAACGATATGATTAGAAAACAATTATATGGAGATAATCCTAATCAAATTGAAGTAGGTGATTTACTTATGGGATATGATAATGTTACTCTGAACGATGGAGAAGCACAAGCTGAAATAATACGTAATAGTATAGACTATAAAGTAGCTAGTGTTAGTAATAAGACAAGTAAATAGATCATATCTGTTATTAATGGTAGTGTAATAGCAGAAGTAGAAGGATACGAAGTTACATTAGTTAATGCTATGGATAATGAAACAGTATCAGATAAGGTATTTGTACTAGATAATAATACTAGTATTTAGAATTTAAAAGCTATAGCTAATGAAATAGAAAGCATCAATAAGATGATATCTAAAGCATTTATGTCTAGAGATTTTGATATTGTACGTATTGCTCAAAAAGCTTTATCTGATATTAAGTTGAATACTATAACTATGAAAGATTATCAGGAAAATGGTAGGCTTAAGATTAGGAAATCTATAGACTATGGATATGCTCATACTATTCATAAGTCACAGGGTGGTACATATGACAAAGTTATGATATATTATGATACTATTACTGGTGCTAAGTTTGACACTGATACTCAACAATAGCTTAAGTATGTAGCTGTATCTAGAGCTAGAGAAAATGTATATATTGTAACAGATAATAAATTGAATAATCCAGTAATCACAGAAAATACAGAAATACAATCTGATAATAAAAATAAGATTAATAGAAGTATTAGTAGATACAATAGACAAGAAGCTATTAATAATCCTAGAACGTTGTACATATTCACTGATAATACAGATAGAACTTCTGGCGGTAAAGTAATATCTGATGGTTGGTACAAAACTAAATATGGCAATGGTGGATTTGGATCTGAAAACAATCCTACAACTGCCGTATTGAGAGGATTAGATAATGCTGCGCCTATAAGTACTATGAAGTATTTCTACAGAAACCATCCTAATATGTCTGTTAATCAAGCTAGATGGACTGATAATGATTTTGCTATATTTAAAGAAACTATTGATGATGAAATAGAAGATATAAAATTCTTGTGGGATAGCGGAGATTTCGATAATATTACTGTTCCAAGCGGAGATGGATTCTTTAATAGTAAAATAGCTAATATTAGCAAACAGCGTACTCCTAAATTATATGAATATTTAAGAAGTAAATTAATAGAATTAAATAATTATGTAAATAATGTTGATAATTCAGCCATAAGTAAATTAGCAGAGTTAGGCAAACAAAGAAAGAACGAATGTAATGGATAATAATTATGCAGTGTTTAAATTTAAAAAATAAAGAAGTTAAAGCAGCAGTAGATGAATTAACTACTGTGCTAGGCAGCGAAGATGCTGCATATTATATAGTATCTGAAAATAATGGTTATGCAATTGACTAGGCTCCTGATGGAGCTTAGTCTACTGTATTTCTGTAGTACCTAAAATAGTTTAATGGTAATAGAGAGTTAGCTATTAAAGCTATGATTTAGCATTATGTACCTTAGGAAATAGAATAGCGTACTGATATGAAAGCTGCTATGTTCCCTCAACAGTTTACTGAAACAAATGCTAATGATACTATGTCTAATATGATTAATAGTAAGTTGTATTATCAAGATCAATTTTCAAAAGATTTAGCATAGTAGTTTTCATCTGATTTTCTAAATAATATAAAAGTAAAGTTAGTAGGTGAATTAGATGGGGCTATGGCTTATAATGCTAATACAAATACAATAGAAGTATTAGATAAAACTTTTAATAGAGAATCTCCAGAAGATATTACTAGGCATTTCAACCATGAGCTGATTCATGCTTATACTGTATCTGAATATGATAATAATAGTACCTTTAGGTCTAATGTAGATAGTATTTACAATAAGCTTATTAATAAATTCCCTTAGAAAGAGTATCCTCGTAAAGGACTTTATTATGGATTAAAATCTTCTAAAGAGTTTATATCTGAAATAATGTCCAATACTGCTTTTAGAGATTTAGTAGGTAAACATGATATGCCCATATGGCGTAAATTCTTATCCAATATAGTTAAAGCATTAGGATTGAATAAATTAGCTAATAAGATAGAAGGATACACTTCCGTAAAACTTATCAATGAAATATCAGATATTATTGAAGATAGAAATAGTAATCCAGATATAAATAGACTTGGAGATGGTATATTCTATATGGAAGATAGTGATCCAGAACTGAATAAGTTATCTAAATATAGCAAAAAGATACTAGATAAGATTATGAGTGGTTTAAATGGTCGTTATAGATCTTTAAGAACTCAAAACTATCCACCGTTACAATTAGCTAAACTACAACAATAGATTGATATGTATCATGATATGCTTTAGAAAGGTGAAGATATACAAGTATTAATTGATTTTATTAAAGAAGCTTCAATAGCATTTAAACCAGTAGTAAAGCGTATTAGAAATGCATATATGAATCCTGATTTAATCAGTAATGAACGTCTGTTATAGTTCTAGAATGATTTTTTAGATTTCTATGGTCCTATGATTAATGAAATTAATAAGAGATTAAATCTACAAGGATACTTTAACGATCTAGATAAAGATACACATAATTAGTTAAATACTAGATTGAACCTAATTTATAGAGCTTACCTAGAAATATCTGGTAAGTATGATAGTATTTTAAAAAGTAAAGTAGAAACTTTAATTAAGTAGTATTCAGAAGCGTATAAAGTACCTAGTGAAGATGTAGAATCTTATATTAATGATAGACTTAATAATTCTAATTCTGATATTAATTATCTGCGTGTAATATTGTAGAGTACTAAGTCTGTAGATGATTTAGCTATCAGATTGGCTCATAGACTTATGGCAGATATCAATAATGAAGTTGGTAGATTTGCTAATGATAAAGCTCAAACGTTGATAAGATAGTTTAGTAAAATTGATAGAAAGGATTGCTTACTTTACTTTGAAAAAGACAATAATGGTAATACTACTGGATACTTAGTTAGAGATAGAAATTATGGACAATTTAGATAGGATATGAAGAAATTCTTATCAGATCTAGATTCAAAGTATGGAGTAGTAGATAATAATTATGCAGCTTTAGAATTAGAAGACTATTATAACTATCTAAAAGAAAAAGAACAGTGGCTAGAACAGCATTGTGAACGTAAATTTAAGCCAGAGTATTATGTAGCATATAACGAATTGCATCCAAATACTAGATTACGTCTAAAGTAGATCAATAATGAAATAAACACTTTAATAGAAGACGTTACTGATGAAACTGGACCACATTTAGAATGCCTTACAAATAAACAATGGCTGTAGTTAGATGGTCTTTACTCAGTAAAGAGAAACTTAGCTAATGATTATTATCAAAATGGAGAACTTAAGACTGGAGAAGATAAGGAAATAGCAGAAGACTTACAGAAGTTTTATGAAACTATAGGTCAAGGCAAAATTAAATCAACTAAGTATTCTCAAGAAGAAATATAGAATATAATAGATCAAAAGAAACAAGAATTATCTGAAGATTAGTTTAATAAGTGGATGCAGCGTAATATCAGCTATCAATATACTGAAGAATTTACTAATCTACTTTAGAGTCTAGAAAGAGCTAATATGGGAGAAGATTAGCAAAAGTATGATAGTTTAACAGAAGAAAGAAGAAAACTATTAAGCCTAGGTAGAAACAATAACTAGCCTTTAACTGATGCCTATAAATTACAGGAAGAAGTAAAAGATAGATTATTACAGATAGATATAGAATTAAACGAATTGTATAGTAAACATAAAGGAAGTAGCTCTGAGTTTTCTAAGATAGCTAAAATAGTAGAAACACCTGAATATTATGCAGACAAAAAGAAGTATAAGAGTTTAGGTATTAAAGAGTATGCTGAATGGTTTGAAAGATCACATACTTATGTAAATGGTAAATCTAGTCCTGTATCTTATTATAAAATGTTAGTTCCAAAGGACTCTCAGTACATAGAAATGAGACTAAGTAGAATGAACTAGGAATTAGATAAAGATTCAGAATTAGTTAACTAGAATTATAACTTTGAAGATCCAGAGTATTATCAGCCTAAAAAATCATTATACGATAATACAAAAGCTTTCAAAGAAGCTACGAATACTAAATAGAAAAAAGAAATATATAATCTGATAGTAAATACTATGGATGAAGCTAATAATAAAATTAGCTATTTAAAGAAACGTGAAAGCTATAAATTACCACAGATTACTGGCGATATAGTTGATTTTACTACTAGAGGTAATAAATTTTCTAAAGGAATAAAATCTTTTGCTTTAGATAATATTGTAGCTAAGTAGGATGATGCTGAATATAGTCTAGATAACTTTACTTAGAAACCGGATGGCTCTCAATTATAGTTTGTACCTACACATTATGTAAAAGCATTAGATGATCCTGAGCATATTTCTAGGAATTTAGTGGGTATGTTAGTTGAATATTCTAGGATGGCTGAGAACTATCGTCTAAAGAATGAGAAGCAAGCTGATTTTGAACTAATAAAGAATGAAATAGCTAAGAGAGATTTTACTAAGTTTAATTTTACTACTAGATCTAAACAAGATATTACTGGAGATAAGAGTAACTTATATAAAAGATACTAGGATTTTCTAGATATGAACTTATATGGTTAGTATAAAAGACCGGTTGTAGTAAATGTGCTAGGTTATAATATATCTGTTACTAAAATATTAGATAATATTAGAGCTTACGCTACAGCTTCTAACTTAGGTAATAACTTTCCTGCTATTACTAAAGTATTGTTTTAGGGTATTCATAAATCAGTAGTAGAAGCTTTAGCTGGTAGATATTTTAATAGTAAGGAGTACTTTAAATCTTTAGCTACTAATACTTTTAATATACCTAATATGTTATATCATTTAGGAGATACTAAACATAATAATCTTAGTCTAGCTATACTAGAACATAATGAAATTGCAAGAGATGTAAATTCTAAAGTAGAGTATTTATAGTATAATCGTATTATTAGAACATTTAGAAAGTACTTAGTATGGGGCGGATGGAGTGCTGTAGATTATATAGTTAAAGCTCCTGTAGTAAATGCTGTATATGCTGACTATAAATATATTCCTCAAATGAATAGTATAGCATCTAGAAGACAATATATACGTTAGTATTATCCTAATGATTATAAGAAAGGAAGTAAAGAATTTGATAGAATTAATACATTTACTTTGTTAGATGTTTATGAGGTAAAAGATGGTAAGCTGTCTATAAAAAGTAAGTACAATAAATATTCTGATTTAATCAATGATTAGAATTTATAGAATTCTGTTAAAAACATAGCTAAATTCTTAACTAATCGTATTGACGGTGTGTTATCTACAGAAGATAAGACTAAGTTAATGACTAATGCTTTTGGAGCAGCTGTTTTTATGCACCGTTCTTTCTTCATTAACAATCTTGAAGATAATTTTTTAACTACAAGATAGTATAACCCATATGTAGAAGATTATATAGAAGCTAAATATAAATCTACATTTAATGTTCTGTATAAATTTACATATAATATATACAATAGTATAAAATATAGTAAAGATAAAGAAAGTAGAAAGAAACACAGAAAAGGCATTGATAATGTCGAATCGTATAATTTTAGAAGAACAGCTATATAGATAGCCCTAGTAATGATGTATTCTATATTATCAGCTATCTGGTTAAAACCAATGGCAGATAATGATGAAGATGAATACTTATTACAGTTAATTGGTTATGGAGTAGCGGGAATGAGTTTTGAAGAAAGAGCTGAATACAATCCTATGGATTTCTTTAACCAAATTAAATCTCCTTCTGCTGCAATAGCACCTGTAGAAAACTTTAGTAATCTTGTAAAACTATTAGATCCATTCTCTATTGAAAATAATTGGGATGATGAAGAAATTAAAAAAGGTCCATATAAAGAAATGACTAAATGGTAGAGAACATTAATAAAATCTGTTCCTGGTTTAAGAGGAATATGGGAATCAAAAGATATTAGAACTAAATGGGAATACTTAGATAGTCAATTAGATAAGACAACTAATAGTAATGATTAAAAATAAAGCCGTAGGTCTTCACAGATTCTACGGCTTTTTTATACCCATAAATATAACTAATAAGCAAAAATATTTCTTGTCCAAAAGTTTATTTCATTTGCAGGTGGATCTTCTTCACCTACTATTTCTTCCCTTTCTTCTAAACTTTTGTACTCTGTAATATCATGTTTCGTTTCTAACAATCCTTTTAGATAGCTTAAGCACATATTTTTCCAAAAGAGAATGATCTTTTCTTTGTATTCATAAGATATGTCATTATAGAAACCATCTTTAATAGTTTGAATAACATTCTTATATTCATTTGGAATTACAAATATATACTCTTGATATAAGATACCATTAATAGATATAAGTTTACTATCATATAAACATTTGTTTTCTTTCATATAATTATTAACACTACTATATATGTTAGTATCATATTCAAATAAAACAAATACATGACTATCTAAATGAGGTCTATTAATATCAGAAATATAAGCATTTACAAACTTATACTTATTATTAAATAGTTTATTAGAATCAAATAGAAAAGGAAGTATATAACGTGTAGTTAATGTTCTATTTCCAATTATCATTACAGTTCTTCTGTTCCATCACCTTCGTAATACTCAAGTGTATGGTCCCATTGATCTGTACTGATATGTTCTGAGATTCTTCGGAGAGCTTCTGATATTGAAGCGATCTTTTCGTTGAGAGTAGTATCGTTTTTCATATTGAATACTCTAATTTCATTATTAGCATCTTTTCCTATAGCAATAATATATGCTTCAAAATCATATTCTTCAGAATTAAGATTTAATACTTCTTGCATATACCATTGAATTGCTAATCCATAATAAGCAATTTGCCTATAATAATCGTATTCTTCTACTGAATGTTTAAAGTTATATACATTTACAGTAGTTTTTAAGTCAATAAGAATTATCTTCTTATTAACATGATCAAAGCATACTCTATCTAATAGAGATTTACATTTGATATTATGAAACTTTTCTACTTCCCAATTAATATGGAACTCATTATGAGTTTCAAAAGTAGATGGTAAATTAAACAATAGCTCGTTTGCTTTCTTATGATTCTGAATATTTTCCTTAATTTTCTTAAGCATTTGTAAATCAGCAAAGCTAATTATCTTCTTATTATCATCTTTCTTACTCAAGTATTCTAAGTAATCTTGATAAATCATAATGATACCTTCAGCTTCTTCGATACATTTCTCATCAGATTTCTTATTACTATAGGCTTTTTTATAAGCAGATAGTTTAAGCTTATCTTGAGATTCTAATGGATTTACTTGCATAAGTCTATGATACTCATCTAATAAATCCTTTTGCTGTTTTACTTTAGGTGTTGCAAAATCAAGAATAATATAATCTTTCCAGAATTCATCTGGTTGAAGTAAGTATTCATGTATCATGGTTCCTTTTTCAAGAAAACTATAATCTAATTTAGCAACTTTACCTTCCTTGTAATCTTTTAGACCTTTTGGTCCATTTTTAAGAAAATATCCAATATCACTATTAGAATAACGAGACATATCCTCATAATAAGGAGTATCTATTACCATCTTATTCATATTGCTATTCTTTACGTTCTTCTAGTAAATATTTTTTAAATTCTTTTAGATCTTCTAGCCGTCTTTTTTTACGTTTTAATTCTTCATATTGCGAAAAAGCTCTATCAATATCTTTAAGTTCAATATGTTTTTCAATATTCTTAGTATAAATAGAAATTCCTTCTTCTGTAGAAATAGATTCACTTTCTATAAAGCAATTTACTTTTCTTGTTAGAAGAAGTAAGTCTATTTTTTCTTTCGCTTTATCTATAATTTTCTTTAGTAATATCATACTTAATCCTCCATATCACTAATTACAGCTGACTCAGGAACTTCTGCTGAAGTATCCCAAACTAGTTCATCTTCTTTATCTTGTTGTAGTTCAACTTCTTTAAATGTCTTAAGCCAATCTGCTACATTGTTATTGTATGCTTGACTAATAAGCTTATCTAAGAATGCTTGTTCTACTTGTTTCTTTTCTTTTTCTGTCATAATATCTAATACTACAAATTCATAATTTTTCTTGAAGTTATAGCAATCGTTTAATCTAGAACAATTGTATCTTCCAGAATTTACATCACTAGATCCGTCATGCCAATGCCCATATAAATGATATTTACTCTTTCCAGATGAGAAAACATCTAACGCAGAATTGCAAAATGGATTGTCATGAGTTAATAGTACATCACATTTAGGTATATCTTCATATAGCTTTAAATCACTAAATGCCCATTGTTTTTCTTGAAACAGAATAGGTTGTATCCAAGGTGTACCGTAGAATTTAATACTTTCATACGTATATACTTCATCAATAAGTATTGCTAACTTATCGTCAGTTCTTAGTAGCATATCTTGTTTTAATTCATTAAGATACTTCTTATTATACGCATCTTCTAATAGAAAATCATGGTTCCCTGGTACTAGAATAACCTTATTACAAGGCTGTTTCTTAACCCAATTTGCAAATCTGTTATAAAGCCAATGTCTAGATTTAGGTATCTGTCTTTGTACAGATAAAGGCATTATATCACCACATATACATAGTACATCACACTCAGGTATATTCTCAATGAGATTACCATGTATATCACTTATACCGCATATCTTCATATTTATATAAGTTAAAAGGCTAGAATATATCTAGCCTTATTGTTTTTACTCACGCTGCATCGCAACATTCATAATCGTCATATCCATCATCACATTCATCATACTCCTCATCATATTCTACAGTATCACTAACTTTAGTTGGTATATTTTCAGTAGAGATATTCATAATGTTTATGATTTCCTGAAGGCTAATGTCTTCATCTTCTAGCATTTTGGCTTCACTCATGAAAGAAATAATATTATCCATAGAAAGTAGTTTAATATTTTCTTTACAGAATTTTACTACTTCTTCTTTGTTCTTAATACCAAAGTCATCAGCTAACATCGGTAAGAATGCAGCATTTTCATCAGGAGAATATCGACGTAAATAACGAATACGTGAACAGCGATCTTGCATATACTGACTAATTTGGCTTAAGTCATTGCAAGTCATAATTACTAGTTTCTGTGCAGTCTTTTCAACTCCATCTAAGAAATCTAGCATATACTCAGTTTTGAAGTTCTTTTCAACTTCATCAAACAAAACACATACTGGAGTAGTAAAGGACTTAAAAAACTTAATAAGTTTGCCTTCCGGATAATCAGGATTAACTACAATAATAGGTAAATCTGATTCTTTAGCTAATGATTTCATCATCAGAGTTTTACCGGTTCCCTTTGTACCAGCTAGCATTACGCCAGTAGTATTTGTATTTGCTTTATTAAAATAGGTTATAATACGCTTCTTAAATATGTCATCAGTTTTAGTAGAATAGATTTTCTTTGGTAGATTTAATTCACCATTCTCCTTAAATATAGGTGAATCCTCCCATCTATTCCAACTTAGATCATATACTTTACCAGGTATTAAATCATAATCAGCACCTTTAGGTTTTGCAATTATCTGTTCTCCTATTTTAATAAATTCATTCTTTGCCATAATCTGAAAATTTAAGATTTTAATTTGTTGATTAATTCATCAACTTGTTTTTTATTCTTTACTAAATAAAATTTAGTATCTGGTTCATTCAAGCTTAAATAATACTTGAATAGTTTTTCTCTGTTTGCCCAAGAATCTGTAGCAAATCCTTTGCATTCTATAACAAAACCATCTCCTACAAAATCTGGTAAATAAGTAATAGCTCTAACTGTAGAGTTATTATATACAAACTTAGGAAGTAAAGTATATCTGTGCTGTTCATATTCAGCTGATATACCTGCTTCCTTTAGTTTCTAATATGTATAAGCTTCTAACTTAGATCGAAATACTATTCCATCTATTTCTTGTTTAGTAGCATTACGCACTTTCTTGTTTAAGACTTGTTTTAGCATAATTAATATAATGTTGCATACTATCACTAGTTATTTTAAACGTTTCAATTCTTTCAGAAAAATTACCATTTTCATCCGTAAATCCTACTGAATATAAGAAAGAATAATCTTTATTATATTTGAAAGCTTTAAACATTTCTTTAATTGAATTTGCTATAAACTTACGTTTTTTATTCCATTCAGTAAATTCTCCATGCAACAACACACTCACTAATTTGATTGGAATTAATAACAACTTTCCAAGTATTAGAGCTAAATCAAAAGGTAATGCTATTACTTTACCTATAGTTTTTAATAGTTTCATCTAACCAATTTTTTATCTCTTCAAAGCTATTTGCTTTAACAGCATCAGATACGTCTTTAGCTTTGAATTTTTTGTTAATAAACATTGCTTCTAAGCCTGTTTCTCGGCTTAATTTGCGACTTCTTTTTACTCCAGCTACATCTCTATCAAAAAGTATTATAATACGCTTAAAACGCGTCTTAAGTTGCTCTAATACGTCTTTAGGTAGAAATGTACTCTCTGAAGATGGAGAAACTGCCGGATAACCCATTTCATGCAAACACATAACATCTTTCATGGACTTTGTGATAAATAATATATCACCTTTCTGAGGCAACTGCTCATAGCCTTGGATATCATAGTCTGTAAGATTGTTTCTCCACTTAGTATATTTATCTGCTAATGGTCTATATATTTTAAAGTTATTATAGACCTTATATGCATACATTGGATTTTCTCGTTTATAAGTACCCTTTACTATCCCATTACATAAATAATATTTAATACTATTTACATTGAATTTCTTTAGAGTATTTATAGAAATATTGAACTGTTTCCAGTAATTGATATCTATATCAGTAAATTCCTGACGTACTACACCAATTACTGTTTCAGTTGGCGGTATATATTGCTTAGAGCTAACGAGTTTAGTGTTGTTAGTAATGTTTAGATTATCTACTATATCAGATAATATATCATTATATTCTGTTTTACCAGTAAATAATGACACAAATTTAATTACATTACCACATTCACCTGTTCCATGATCTTTAAAAAGTAGTTGTTTAGTACGTTTACTATAGTAAATACCAAAGGATGGATTTTTATCCTTCCTAAATGGACTATTATATATCATACCTACTTTAAATTGACCTATATATTTTGCATATATATCATATTCTGTTACTTTAGAAAGTATCCAATCTAAAGTAATATTATCTGGGAGTTTTGCTCGCTTTCTACTATACATATGCAATTTGTTTTAGTTTGTTAGCCTGTGTAGAATCGAACTACAATATTTCCTATCAGGCTATAAAAATAGTGGTAGTCTTAAAATAGTAGACTACCACTTGTTATTAGTTAATTATAACTTTCTTAAAACGGCAAATCGTTATTAGATTCGCTTAAAGCCTGTGTATTAGTAGTAGATGAAGTTGCACTAAACGGATTATCGTTTTTTACTTCTTTATCAGCTACAACAGGCTTTGTAAATTGGTCAATATTTAGCATAGCAATAGACGATGATTGACCTTCTGGCAATTCCATAGGTTCAATAAAAGTATATTTAGCATAATTAGGCAAAGTAGTATATCCTTTATCGTTATATACTATTTTTGCTCTAAGTTTTTTACTCTTATCTACTTTGTTCAGCATATCAGTAATCCACTGAGCAAACTGTTCAAAACTTTCACCATTAAAGTCAAGTTCTTCGTCTTTATAGTAACAGTTAAGTATCTGCAATATACGAGAATACTGTTTATCCATTTTTGTTTGGAGTTGTTCTTCTGTAGTTACAAACCCACCAAGTGTAGGTTTCCACTCTGTATGGGTTAATGTTGCTCCATCTTTCTCAAAAACAATTTCTAAGAATTGATTACCATTCGGAGAAACTTCTGTTTTTACACTTTTCAATACTACATTTTCAATAATACCAGCGGGAATATACTTAATATCACTTTTGCTAATACTTGCTGCACGTTCTTTACTATATGTCATAATTTCAATATTTTAATTTTTTATTCCGGTAAAAATATTCTATCCATGTGAAAAGTAATGTTATTATTTTCATCACTTTCCGCTACTACAATTTTCTTTCCTCTAAGATGTAAAGCTCTAGCTTCTCTTACAGTTCCTTCACCACCTTCAAATGAAATAATCGTTTCATTTTTCTTTCTATAGCAATATCCAATAGCATCTGCTTCTCCACAAAGTATATCTCCTAGTTTTCCAGTAAGATCTATTGCTATTTCAGTAACATCTTGTCCATCGTAGTTAACCATTTTATCTTTTAAATGTGTAACTAAGATTAATGATTCACATAAATCTCTGAACATATCAATTACTTTTCTAACAGCAGTACGTAAAAACTGGTATCCACTACCTTGTGCTAGTGTACGTACATCAGTACCTTGCCAGTTTTTACCTTGTGGAGTTTGCTTATAAAGTATTGCTGCGTAGTCTAGACACATCTCTTCTAATCTAGTAGCATTGTCGATAGTAATATATTTATATGGAAATTTTCCATTATTGTTCTTAATTTCATTTCTTAAAGCATTTGCAATATCTGCGAAATCTTGAATAGATCTTGCTTGGACTACCATAGCAGATAATGCAGTATATCCATTTTCAAGATCAATTACTAAATTATTTTCGAGAGATGCAATACAAGAAGATTTACCAGCCTTAGGTCTTCCGGCTAAAATTAAAAACTTCGGATTCACCGTTTGTGGTGTACTTTTCTCTTTTGGTAGTATTAACATATTAAAATAGGTTAATGCTTTACCTGTGAGATTCTGAAATTATCTGACAAAAACTGAAATTTTTACACAACGTAAAGTTATTCGTTATTCATTATTGAGAATATTGTTAACAGTAGTACTGTTACTAATATTAATAATAACATTTACTATATTATTTTTATCTGCTTTACGATAGTTATTCAAAAACAGACTAGGATTATCAATAGGAATGATTGTATAACCAATCTGAATAAACTTCTGGTAAATACGTACAGGTTGACCCATGTAAGTAAAATCGTAACCACGATCTTCTTCATAGTCTTCCATGATCTTAGCATATTCTGCTAATCGTTTCAATGCTAAATCAAATTCTGAAATAGCATCATATTGACGCAACTTAAATGCTCGATTTGCGAACGGACATGTAAGTGAATTATCATATGAACATGTCGGTCGATAATATTTTTTATTGAATGCAGAGAAATGTGCATTTCGATTACATCCAAAACATAGCAAGTCTTCAGGACCTGCATATGATATACTGTATTCCGGATCTTCCGGAGTGTGAATTCCATACCATTTAGCAAACGGTAAGCGGTTTTTAACTTCGTTTAATATACGATTTTTCAAAGAACCCTGAGGGTCAATATTTTGTTTCGGAAGTTTAATTGTAAAACCTTTCATAATCAGCCTTTTTTAATTTGTTTAAATACTACTTTTTGTTCTTCAGCATTTGCAGTATTTGTTTCAATTAGATTGCCATATTGAAGTTCGTTTTCAAATTCTAATATACATGGTTCACCATCTCTTACTTTTAAGAAATGCATATAAACCTTATTTCTTACAGGTAGACGACGTACTCCATATATAGCTAGATTAAGTATCTCTGGTCTGTGAACAGCAATAACAAAATCACTAGCTTGAAATATTGCATCAGATGCTGATAAATCACTTCTCATTGGAAAGTGAGTGCTTGGATTATTAATTCTATCAGGACTTTCAATATTACGATTCATCTGTGAAAGCTGTATTATACTAGTATTAGAAAGTTTTTTCTTCTGTATAAACATTTTCTGTAAATCGACTATTGTACTTCTTTCTCCACCCTCTCCATTTACTAGAAGAACATGGTCTAATACTACTATTAGCCAACGACCGTTAGCCACAGTATTATGAAAGTAATCTATAGTATTACCTATTTCTTCTACATTACATACTTTATCAACGAAGTATATATTGTATTTTTTAATGGTTTCAGCTGCCGATTCAGCTTTTAATAAGTCTTCATCACTAAGTGTTTCTACTGAACTATATAATTCAGATACAGTTTTCTTAGTTTTATTACTTATTACACGACCAACATTTCTGTAGTCTACCATCTCTAAACTAAAGTATAATACTACGATATCCTGATCAGGATTAAGATCAATTAAATCCATTACTAACATATTTGCAACTGAGCTCTTTCCACTACCTGATATACCAGCTATAGTAAATATCATATTTGGTTCAATTCCGCCAGTAGCTTTATTGAATTTATCCCATCTAGTCTTTAAAGATACTATACTATGATTTTTTCTAGCTTTAATGTAGTTTATGGATTTATTTGCTACCTGAGATATTGACTCAAAAGGTAGTATTTTAACGGCATTCTGTTCCGTATTCTCCATAACTTACAGGTGTTTCAGATTCATAACTCATTTGCTCTTCAATAACCTCCCACTCGTGTTGAGTGAGCCATTTCCACATCGTCTTCATGTAACCTATTTTACCAGTTATCATTTTGTTTTCAATTTCAAATTGAAGACATTTAAGAAGGTGTTCGTGCATTGCTCTAGACTTACCTACGATACGATTATATTCTTTACGACACTTATTTATATTAGCTCGTAAAAAACCTTTAGTACCATCTGGTCTTATAACATACACTGGAAATACTTCATAGAACTCATCAAACCATGTCTTATCTTGTTTTACACTTGATAATAGTTTTTCTGTAGGACTATAAATTTTATTATCTCCTGAAGTAGTAAAGGAGATAAGGTCATTGTTGATTAACTCTTGTATGTCGTTTTCACTTATTCGGCTGAGAAACTTGTGAACGTCTTGATTATTACTTTGATTATCATTCAATACAAGGGTTAAAAATACTAACTGATTAATTGATATTTCTCCAAAAATATCTAATAATGTTGTATCTAATTCTAGTATCATAATATAGTACTTTATGAACCAGTCTCTTGATACAATATGATAAAAATCTGTTAAAACAGACTTAGTTGTTTTGTTTTTAAGGTTGCTATTATTTTATTAGCTTCTGTTATATAATAATTATAATTTATTTTAGGATCATTTTTTAAATCATCGAAATTATTTAGTAAAGTAATACCAGATGCTGTTAGCATATTTTGATATTTCTTTACTCCATTTTCTATTTTCCATTTATATAAAAAATATCCATTTGTTGATGCATAAAATCTATTTGTTCTTTGTTGTTTTATACCATTATATTCAACTGTCCATTGTTTACCTGTTTTTTCAGATATTAAAAATTTAGTAATATCTTTAATAGTTGGAATAAAGTTTTGTGGTTTTATTCCTTCTAGAAAGAATTTTTCTACAGCTAGTGGTATAATAGTGGGAGTTAATCCTTTTCCTAAAATAGTTTTAGTTAAAAAGGTTCCTTTTTCTTTTATACCTTCTTTTTGTTTACCAAAATAATCATTTACAGCTAATTGATAAAAACATTCAAATTCTTCAGTTTCAAATGTTAGTTTACTTATTTTTTCAAAGTCTTTAATAATTTGCTGTAATTCGTTATATTTAGCCTTTTTAATGCTGTATAAAACACCATCTGTATTTACTTGATAAATAGTAGCGCCTAGTTCTAAAAGTCTCTCACAGAGCATTAAAAGCAGTAATTGACCATTCATTCTAATTTGTAAAACTGTGAATGGGGAATATAGCCAACTATATTCATTTTGATAGTTGCCTGTAACAGAGTTTAAAGTTAGTTTTTTAGTATCTGCTTCTAATTTTCGTTTAGCTTTTTTGGCAGCTATTCTTTCTGTATATACTTTGGTATATATATCTAAAAACACTTCTTTATTTAAATGAGGTGGAATAAAACCATATTGAATAATTAGACTTGGGTATAGTGAATTAGCATCAGAATCTAATAATAATTCATCTTCTTTTGGAATTATTATTTCAGGTTGATTTATACTATGTATACCACCAACTCCAATAGAAATTTCTAAATTATTTAATAAAAACTTTTTATTCCAACCGTTTCTACCTGGTGAAACAGTTAGATTTTTCATTTCAGTTAATAGATTTTTAAGTATTGGATTTTTAAATTCGATATTCGGAAGTATTACATCTTTCAATGGTATAAAATCCATTGGACTACGTAATTCTTCTAATTGTTTTTTATCAATTCCTGTTTTAGATATATATTCTTTTTGGAGAATATCTACTCCAATACCTACTCCATCTTTTGAAAGACAGTTTATATGATAATTGTCTTCAATATTTATTCTTAATTGGATATCTTTTTCACATCGTTTAAGTAATTCATAAGTAGATAATACATCGTTTATATTATAATTGATCATATTATCTATTTCTTGTAATGCCAATGGAGATTGCCAATCACAATTAAATTCTTGAACATTTTTATACATCATTGTTACTTGCATTTCTTTTAAAGAAACTCGTAACGCTTTACTATATAACATAGTAAGTAAATCTAATGTTAGAAAATTTTTAGCATATTTCCAACGTTTCCAACTATCAATATTATCTTTATCTTGTGTAATGGTGTTTGATAGATTAAATATAGATTTACATATTTTACTATACGTATACTTAGAATTAGAGAAAAACTCAATGCAATAATTTATGATGGGATTATCATAATGAATATTATTATAACCTGCAAAATAAGCATTTTCTGTCAAAAATAGATTGCACATTTCTTCTATGTTATTTTTTCTTTCAGAACATTCGTATTTTACTAATTCTTCTGTTTCAGTATTTAGCAAAGTACAATGAAATACGTTCTGAAATACTTCAATATCATAGACATATACTGTTTTTCCTCTTATCTTCATAGCGTATAAATTTAGTGGAGTATATGGGAATCGAACCCATGATGCCGATTGGTTGCAGCACTATAAATAGTGTATTAGAGTCTCTCTAATATTCCTCCCTGTACCCTGCGCTTGCCTACTAGCTGAATACCCCATGAGGCAGGATTCTTTATAGACTACCCTGCTAAAAGTCTGTCGCTCTACGCTGCTTGCTTTATCTCTGGCAAATGTTTAGCAAAGCATTTCTTTTCTAAAGTTGCTCTATCTACTATTGTAATAGACTCATAATTACTATACTTATCAGATAACTTTGTATTTAGTTTAGTAACTACTTCAGTAAGTTGTTCAATAGGTAGATTAGAGTAGCTTGTTTTAAACTCTTTATCGTTTGTAGTAGCTATAACTACTTTATACGGTCTTTGTTCTAAATATCGTAGCTTCTTAGACATCTTGAACTCTGTAAGTTGTTTAGCTACTTTCTTAATTTCCTCTTCATGAGCTGCTTTATAAGCTTGTTGTTTAGCAATACTTTCTGCTTTATTGCTACCATATAGATTCTGTACCAATTCTTTATGGTATTTAGAATAAGGGCGTTCTTCTAATAACTGTTTTTTATCCTTTTTATCAGATACCTGTGTAGGTTTCTTAGGAATACTAGCTATACCTTTTTTAGTTTCATGATATTCCTTTCGTGCATTAGTAGCTTCAGGAGTCCATTTATAAGTATATATTTCTCGACTTACTACTTTACCATGACGACGAGTAGTTATAAATTCTTTTGTCATAGGTTTAATATTTTCTGACAAAGATATTCCTTTACTACACATAGATTTATAATCTGAGGATTTAGTTAATCCGTAACGTTTCTGTAAGTTTTGCTGGTATTTAGCATTTTTCTTATTTCTAGTATCTTGATTCATAACAATTGATTTTAATAGTTAAAAACTAAAGGAAGCTAAATAGGTTAATATTTTAAGATTTCCCGTACGTACTCTCCCTATCGCTTCCTTATTATATTTTAAGCTGCTAAGCACATTGGAGCAGCAGAATCATCAAATTCTGTTTCTTCATTGAACTTAGTAAGTTTCTCTTTTAATTTCAGAATCTCTAAATCGAGTTCTTTTATTCGTGCTTTAACCCAGTTTGAAGTTAAAACTTCAGTCTTATTCAGAGCTTTTTTACCTTTCTTAGACTTAAGAACAGGATTTAAAGTTCGTATACGACTTAGATGTACTTTCATTTCTTGTAATTCACATAGTTTAAATACATCTAATTGATTACAATCAGCTGGTAAATCACTAAATTTCTTTATACCCATGTTGATACATAGTATCTTTAATTTAACTATTACTCGTTCATCTGTAAGACCTTTAATAGTTTCATAAAGTTCTTTTAAATCGTAAGTACGCTTATAGTTACGATTTACTACATTTTCAATAGAGATAATATTCCAATACTTAGTAATATCTGCTGATAGTTTATCACGTTTTTCAATAAAATTATTTGCTTTCATATATACTTGATTTTAATAATTTGACAATTAATTAATTATTTTTAGTATATTAGAAAGTCTACCTGTGTAGTTAATAGACTGATCAAAGTCTAATAACTTAAAATATCAGCTATCTTCACAGACCGCTGATATGAATAACAATAAAATTAAGAAATAAGACAGACAAGATCAAATTCTAGAGCCTCTGTCACATCTCGATATGGCATCCGATTCTTATTCTCTCGGCTTTCCAACACTTAGTTACCTTAGTAACATTATCAGAGGCAGTTTAGTAAGAGTATATACGAACCCAACCAAATGTATATACTCTTACTGGTTTTATGTTGTTTTCAATTATTTTCTACTTAATACGAACCCAACCAAATGTATATATTCGATTATAAATCTCCTTCAACATGTAAATTAACGGGTATTCTTTCATACCCAAAGTCAATACAAGCATTAGCTATCCCAACCATTCTGCGACGCTTGCTATTACCCATATTTTTATCAAAGCCTGGGTCATCTTTTGTAATATCATAGGTCAATTTCAATGGACTGTTTTCATCAAGTAATGTACAATAATACAATAGTAACTCGATTACTTTCTCTTTTTCATCTTTCTTAAGTACTTTGTCAATCGCTTCTGTCAGAAACCCAACCAAACCTGACTTATCGCAATTGTTACTTTCTACACCTGTGATGATAAAAGCTATTCTCTGTACTAAACTAAAAAAGTCTATTACATAATAGGAGTTAAACCACTTATTTACCCAACCATATTTGTGGCGTCCTATTAATACTGTTCCATCATGTCCAACTTTAATTGTTTTGCTCCCATCCATCAGCAAATTATTTTGAATACGTGGATCTGATATAATTAGCTTTAACATTTGCAAGTGATATGAATCTATTGGCTTCTTATTTGTTGCCATAGTTTATATACTTAAGAATGATTACTCGTCAATGCTTTTATAGTAAGCTTCAGTGTCGTCCTTAGTAATTTTGTTGATTTGTTCCAAAGAAGCACCTTGGTTTGCTAACTCATCAATAAAATTGTTAAGATCAGTTAAATTGCTTTGATTTAACTGAGTGACAACTTCAGTTACCATCTTCACATTCCAGAAGAAACTCCGTTCTCCTGTTGCTTCAAATTTCAGAATAGCGTCCTGAACATCCTTCGGACCAGCTTTCAGAATAGTATCTACGTCAGCCCGTAAGTCAAATTGCAATTTTTCATCATTATTGAACATAATGACAATTTTGCCATTTGCTGTCCGCACGATATCTACATTGAATAAATCAACAGTTTCAATCATGTACTTTTTCATAGGATTTGCAAGTACTAGACCTGTCATATCGCCAGCTAGTTTCTTCTTGTAATTCAAATCCAAATTATCACTTACAGGAATAGCTAACCGCCGACCAACTAATGCCCGGCTGTAAGCAATTACTTTAGTACGTAATGATGATACTTCTTGCTGAGTAAATCCTTCAGGATTCTTAAACACGCTTTCATAATTTTTATCCATAATTTTCTCCTTTCTTGATTCCGTAATTGATTTTACCTACGGAGTTAGTTAATACTATGTTTACTTAAAAAGTTGAGCTATAGAGTTCTTCATATAAGTAGTAGAGTGTCTTATATCTCTCGTTTAAAATTAAACTTCAAATGCTACTTTTGTATTCAAACAATATGAACTCTATAACGTAATTTTGCTAAGATTTGATATTAATCTGAAAAACTATAAAATAAGTCTTCATATTACTAATATTACTACTAGAACGTGATGTTATTACTTCACTCGGCATTCCCCGTAGGACTTTACTCATGAGACAGATGAGTCAGCCGTTCTTCATAAAATTATTAATACTAAACTATGAAAAGATATGTAATTCGACATCTGAAATCGAATGCTATGCTAGTTAATACCTAAAGAGGTACAACGGGACTCCAACGGTAGGAGATTTATACCCATCAAATAACATTATAAACTGAAAATATCTGAAATCGAATGCTATGCTAGTTTCTGATTGTTTAAAGAGCCTAACAGCAACTATAACGTGCTCTTTTTCCTATTATAGTAAGGAGTACTGTATATGATCCATAACCTACAACTGTTACTTCACTATCGGTAATACTTCTACCGAATTTTATTTTGAGCTGTTTATGTTTCAAAACACCCACTCTATAGCCTAATAGTTTATTCTAAGGCTGCGTGTACTTACGACTTTGTTCTTATTCTGCACATAATTTTAGGATTTCCACCTATCATCCTTTAATGTAAGGAATCAGCGTCACTTTACATATATTGTTGCGCAATATACTTTAAATGTTTCAAATGTCAGCAATTATATTGTACAGTCGAGGGTGGCTCGGATTTACTTTCACCATCTTATCGTTACTCGTCCTAAAACCTACCATTGAACTTCCTCATTAGTTAAGTTAAACATGTTAATTCTCTCATGATAGAGACTTCCTAAATAGATTTACATTCTGTCACTTCCCGTTAAGACTACTACTTAGTGCAATGCACAGATTTTTCTCCGGTCTGCTTCGTGTCCGTCTCTTAATGTGTCTGCTTCTCTTCAACCTGGGAGTAGGGCGATGCTCACTTTCACATATACTCTTAAGGATAGAGTATCTCACCTTGTGCAAATTTGATAAAACTCCAGTTATGCTTCTGGATAAAATCATTTAGTACTTCTAAGCTTTATGTCTTCTACTTAGTATTGAAATAGTGTTATTGCGCACTTCATCCGCTAGTTATCTTTATGTCCCTGTTGCAAAGCACTCTAGGTTTATACTCAGATAGATAACAACTGAGTTTATTATAATATTACTTGAACTCACATACTCCTTATTTCCTAAAGAGGTCCGTTGCAGGGTTCCTTATTTATTAATATTGGACCATTGCTACTCAGCCAAAAGGCACACAATCTACTACTCACTTCGTCACTCTATCCCTCTATACTGGAATGTATAGTAATACAAGCTTAGGATTAGCTATGTACTGATTAACATAACATTGTGTATAGGTTTATACCTAATCCAGATAATCTATCAATATTTTTTCAATAAGTAGTGCTATAATATTATAACTAAGTACCTTCATATATACTATCTCTAAACTTATTAAGTTACAATATAACTGTTTAGATAAGTATAGAACACTATACTGACATTTTTATACGATCTGTGTCGTAAAGGGGAGTTTGGAGCTACCCTAGAGCGTTATATGCTCGATAATGTTCAGCACGTAGTCTTGGACACTACGATTTGTTAGGCATCATCGTGTTTATTACTCCTTCTTGATTCAAACTATGATAAGTCTGCGAGTAACTTAAGAGGATTTCGTTCCCCTTGTACGGTTCGATTTTGTAAGCTGCTCCTTACTAATCGCGTCTTCTGTATTCTATCTCCAAACGGTTCTCATAGATACAATAGGGTTGTACACGCTCTCCCTATTTCTTGTTATCTTTTCAGTCTATAGATAGTATATAGACATAACAAGTTATTATACTTTCAGTAATAGCCTATAGTTGTAGCCATACTCTATTCCTACTAATATTCTGTACTATCATGTTTAAAAGTAATTTCACCATTTACTTTTTATATCCTTTGATTTAGGTATCTCTGGATTACACCATTGTAGCTCTATAACCGCATTGGCTATTCTAGTTGCGGCTCAGATTTATCTTCTCTGATTGTTGTTGTTTCAGTCTTTGGAGAATATCCGTACAAGTGGTTTTATTCTCTTTAACTGATGGCAGTTCTCTTACCTTAATGTATTTAGGTACTTCCTTCTCTACAACAGAAGTTAGATAGATGATACTGTCTTTCTTTTTGATTTCAACATTGATATTTTGTTCTGGGTTGCTTTGTCCATTTAATTTTATAGCGTTATTGTTCAAATTAATATCAATATTAAAGTCTTTTGTCCGAGGTACATCTGTGAACTTCGGAATCACATACTCATGTGCGGTGGCGGTATTTGTATAGTTAGTTACAAATCCTACATATCCACCGAAAGCTAGCATTGCTAGCGTAAATAAAACTGTTGGTTTTTTACTCATTTTGATAATGCGTTAATTGTTACTTTTTAGTAGCATACGCAGATTTCTCAACATAGAAAGTAAGAGGATTTAAAGAAGTTGATGTATACAAGCCAGATACTTTCTGCATTACTTGTTTCAACATCTTATCATTCATTTCTGCTCCATAAGCAATACGCATATTGTTTACAGTCTTTATTGCTGAAATGTGTTTACCTTTAAGATTCAGACCCTTGATTTCTGGATATACAAGTTTGTCTTCATCTTTACCTTCGTTATTAGCAGAAGTAATAATACGATTGATCAGATCGTCATTAGTTCCACTAATTAATTGAGAATACCGTTTTGCTTCTTCTTCGTAGTTATTGTTTTTTGCAGTTTCATCAGCAATCTTCTTAGCTAAGAATACTTTCACAACATTAGCAACTTGCGCATCGTTGTATGTTGTTAATTGGTTCTTAAGCCAAGCATGAGATGCTAAAACTGACAAATTACCAGTTAGATTACCCCAAATAGCATTTGCACAACCTTCAAGTAATGTAGCATTCCGTCCTGCTTCTTTCATCTTAAGCAATACAGTTGCTAATACTTGTGCTGGTTCTGCATCTTTGTCAAGTTTATAGGCTTCCCGTGCAAATTCAATCATATTTGCTACATTCTTACCTATACCTCCTGATTTCTGCTTGTGCCGCATGTTCATAATAGTACACATTGCTGCTACTTTCTGTTCATCTGTGACACATTCTTCAGGTTTTGGCATTTTCTGAGTCTGCGGAACTTTAGCATCTTGTTCTAAAGCTTTCTGCATTTCAGGATTTGTCTTTGCGACAGCATCTTTAAAGTTAATCTCGAGCTGTCCATCAGATGTTTTGCTAGGAAGCAAATTAACACCAAGGAACAAAGAAGCTGTTTCATTCAAATATGCAAACATTTCTTCGTTCACAGTAAAACCTTGTTCTTTTGCATCATTCTTGAATTGGTCATTCCATTTCTGAATTAATACAAACATCATAAGGTCTGCCTGTTTTCCTGTTGCTTGATACATTGCCCGATCGTCTTTAATCTCTTCACGACGCTTCAGAATTGCATTCATTAAATCTACTGAGTGATTTGCATCAATTCTGTCACTGTTCTGAGTTACAACGTTAGGTACAGGAGAGTTGCTTGTTTTGATAATTGGAGTACTAGCTAAATCAATTTCTTCAGCTTCTACTTCTTCTATCTTCTCCTTCTTTGACTTCTGCTGTTTAGGCTTTTTGTCAACTGGTTCTGGTTTAGGATCTTCCTTCTTTGGCTCTTCTGCTGGTTTAGCTTCAGGAACTTCAGCAGGAATAGGATTCTTAATTCCTTCCTTAATCCGTTTAACGTCAATTCCGTCTCCCTCCTTTACATTAGATACTGGGAATAGAACACTAGTAGTTTCACTAGTTTCATTGTTCTTCCACTCGGCTTTGATATTTTCAATGCCTTTACTGTCTTTCTCAATCTTAAGAGAAAGTAGACTCATATACGGTGATTTTGTGCACAACATATGAGTTTCATATGCTGATTTACCCATTGGAGTTTGATAGACACCACCTTTCTTTCGTTCAGCTGGTTTCTCTTCAGGCTTCTTTTCTTCTGGTTTAGAATCTTCTACTTTTGTTGTTTCTACTTTAGCTGAAGCTTCTACTGCTTCTTTAGCTTTTTTCAAAGCTTCTAAATTTCTTGCTGCTTTTGCACTTGGAGTCTTTCCACCTTTATTTCTTTTTGCCATATTGATTATGTTTTAAATAAATTAATAACTTAACAATTAATACACTTAAATTATGAAATTAAGTGCAGTCAACTGTCATCTTCTATCTCTGCATTGTTAGGCATGGTAGGTATATCTTCTCTATCAGTTGTTACTAACGTCTCACCTCCGTCTTCCTGACCCATTTCATAAGATTGGTTATCTACTGTCCCTACAAAAGCAGTAGAACCTTGAGATGTGGGATTAGGAGCCATAGTAACAACTAACTCTTGAGAAGGAGTATCTGAGGTATTTGCAACTACCTTTTTTACTCCAGTACCTACAACAAAGCCTAGTAAAAGTACGCATACTAAGAATACGTACAAACTAGCACTTTTACACATTCTAGAAATGATAAAAGATGCTAATGCTCCTAAAAGGAGTAAACAAAAACTAGTCATATTGTTGAAAGTATTTGTTAATAATCTGTTTTTTGTTTAAGTTTTTGTCTTGCTTTGTTTAAATCACCTTTTACAGCTAATTCATTCATTGCAAGCTTACTAGCTATCTCTTTATAAGATAAACCATCTATGCGAGCATTAATCAAATCTCTATATTTCTTCTTAAGAGTAGGTATAGCTTGTAAGACTATATCTAGTTTTTCCTTTAGAATTAAATCTTCTTCAGGACTTCTCTCTAAAGCAGATAGTTGAATTGGATTTTCATCCTCATCAACATAGTTATTTAATTGCTCTTTTTTGTTTCTACGTATATAGTCTATTGATGCATTAACAGCAATAGTCTTTAACCACATATTAAATGAAATATGTTGAGTATACATAGATAATTTCTCATAAGCTTTAGTAAATACTACTGATGTTAAATCATCAGCAACATCTGTATTCTTGACTACACCCATAATAGTGTACCAAATATCAGTTTTATACTTATAGTATAATTTACTAAATGCTTTCTGAGAACCTTGTTTAGCTTGCTCCACTAGATCTATTATTTCTTGTGTCATATAGCTAAATTTTAGTGGATTGTAGTTAACCCAATAACTACAATCCTTAAATTCAGAAGGGAAGTTTTATAATTTCTTTGCAATAATAATTATTTACTGCTAGACATCTTTTGTAGAATACATCTGAGATATGTTCTCTCCATTCTTCTTTCTCTTCTTCATTGAGAGGATATGCCATTTTCAATGACATATTAATAGCAATCCTTACTCTTACTAATCTAGTCTGAAGACTTAATATTTTATCTTCTAATAGATTGTTAAGAATATCCATCCACAGTCTTCTATTTATCCACTTATTGATACTTAGACAAGTGTTACTAGTAACTATCTTAGATTTTAAATTAGGTGGTATATTTGCCCAATCATCCAATACACTATCTGCATATCCTAATACTTTAGTATCAAAATTTGCAGAAGATATAATCTTGTCTAAAGTAAACCTATAAGGTTCCTCTAATTCAGCATTGAGTGCTTCAATAAGTCTCTTAAAATCGCTCATTATGGTTCTCTGTTTAGTGCTTTACAAATTACAGTGAATACATAGTTAGCTTGAGACATTTTTAGGCTGTATTTCTTCTTTAAATGCAGTCTAGTTCTTACTTTAGCTTGTTCTATACCATATAATGGTAAAGTTGATTTATAGTAAGCAATACCTTCTTCGATGATTTTATCTTTTCTAGAATCTTCTCCTAAGCCTTCTAGAGTCTGTAAATCACCAATACCTACATTATCAACTACTTCAGTAATAGATGGTAATGCAAATGTATACTTTTCAGGATACATCATAATATCTACTACTTCAGGACTGTCTTTAGTAAGATCTTTAGCTTTACCATTCTGTTTAAAGTAATTAAGATCAATTGCACCTACTACTTCTAATAATGGTTCTACTCCGCTTAAAAGGAGCAATACATTAGTTTCTGGACCTTGTGCGATCCACATACCTGCTTTTAACATAATCCTTTTGTTTTAAGTATTTTGATAAATTCATTTTTGAATCTCTTTACTACAACTGCTGCATCCATTGGACTAATGTTGAATTCAGAAGCTACTTTCTTTCTAAATTCCATTTCTCCACTGCATTGCTGCATTACTTCCTGTAGTCTTTCTCGCTCTCCTGGTTCAGTCCAGCGAACATATTGAACAATTTCCATGTTAATTCATTTGATGTTCAAGATCTTTAATTTTATTATAGATGCCTACCCAATATATCAAGCCTTCTTTACTCTTTTCAGCTTGAAACATTTCATAGATTTTGCATCTATTGAATCCGACTGAAATGTTATGTACACCACGTCGCCAACCTCTACCTCCCTTCATTACTGATGGAGTTGCTTCATACACATACTCAATGAACGCAGTAAGTTTACGTTCTCTTGTAAGAACAATTTCCCAAGTCTTAGGCAATCTATTCCTAATAAAACCTCTTAAGCCTTTTTTATCCATGTTTATATTTAAATATTTTTGTATTATGTCCAAATTCAAACTTAATTGTATAAATACTATTTTTAATAGTTACTTCATCAAGTGTTATTTTAACTTTACTTATAAAATTATTAAGATAATATGTACTACAAATATACCACGAGACTATTCTATAATAGTCTCTTCCATTATTACTACTAATCCATGCTTTTGCATAATAATCAGTCATACTATAGAATGGTTGATCGTTACATATTGATAATAATACACGAAGCTCTTTCTGTATAGTATCTAAGATTTCTGCTTGAGTATTGAATTCTTTTTCTTTACCCTTTTTATGCCGACCACGATTCATAAGTAGTTTCTTTAATTGAAGACTGAAGTCTTTCTATAGCTGTCAATAGAGTATCTATTCTTATTATTACTTCTGTATCCTTGACAAAGTATTTAATATGTTTTAGATTAGTAATCATACCTGCTAAAAGCATAAGAGATAGGTTTCTTCTACTTGCCTTTAATTGATTTAAAGTCTTTTTCATCTACAAAATGTTTTTAAGTATTGTTCATAATGTTTCTTTTCATTTATTGAAGCTAAAGCATCTAATTGATTATAATTCTTTTTAGTTAAAGTAAAATCATAATCTAATAATGCTTCTTTCAGATTGTAAAATACATTATAATCAAACAAATCTCTGTTGCTTATTTTGATTTGTTCAATGAGAGCTGTTTCAAATATAGCTAGTAATCTCAGAATATATTTATTATTCTTTTTAACTGCTAGTCACAAACCTTTACTTCCTTTACTATAATCTAAAGGAATGATTGCTGTTTTGTTATAATCTATTTTCATACTCTAAAATTTGTTTTATAATACTTTTTAATGATTCTTACAGTTTCATCAAATTCTTCTTTATTATCAAAAACATTACAAAAAGTATAATTGTTTTTATTTAAGAATATAGGATGAAAATAAGCTACAAAGAATGTTTTAAATAATCTACTCTTTTTAATAGGAATTAAATTATCTAAAGTAATATCGCTAGTTATACTTACTACCCAAGCAATATTTAGCTCAGTATCTATTTTATAGATTACTCCATAATGTTCACACCCTCCTATTTTTGCTCTGATAATATCATATTTTTGTAAAGGTATCTGATCTACACCTTGACCTAATATTTCTGTAGGTAAAACTATATTTTGTTTAGGAACACATGAAGATTGTTCTACTAAACTATTGATAGATAAAGATGAATTAAATGCATCTACTATACTTATTACATCTAATATTTTATTATCATCTGTATTTTTTAATTTAGAAGATGCTTTAGATCTTATAGAATTTAAAAAGTTCTGTTTTTCATCAGCAGTCTTTTCCTTTAATAAATTTAATATACTCATACTTTTTGTTTTTAATTTTGATAATATTTGTTTACGGAGCGGGACTCGAACCCGCACTCTTCAGTATTGTCTACCTGTGTCTATCCATTTGCACGATCCGTAACCTGCTTTTTACGACATTAGCTTAGCCGTTGACTTAACGTATCACGCTGCGATACGAGTATAGTCTGTTACAAAAGATTTGTCATTTCTGACGTTATTGACCTATTCATTACTGTTTCTGCCAATCAATACATATATACCCCCTTGTTATTATTTTATAGTGGAGGTAGAGCCGGCGAAAGCTCGTCTTGCTCAGGCATATAATGACCTAACAGTCAATATACTTTTATTTCTATAGGATTATCTCCAAAACACATATTTCTTTTATCAAATGGTACATAATGAGTATATAAGAATCCTGCATCATTAAATAGTTTAGCCGTACCTATTGGTACACTAATAGAATTATTATGTTTTGGATCTATCCACCAACTTCTTTTTGTTGTTTCATGAACATATCTAACAGGTTTATTATAGAATAGATGTTCACCCCACATATCTGCTGCAATATAGCTCATGATAAATAATTTTAAGTTGTAAATATAAAGAGTTTTGCACACCTCTGCGCCTTCATATCCTGGCAGATCGGATAACGCCTCAATTAGAGAGATATACATCATACACGAGTTTTCATATATCATTGGGTTGATATAATAGTGCAATATACTCTTTTAGTAGTATAGAGAGCGATCAAACTCTCTATACTTAATATGTAATTCTAAAGTAATAGTATACACTGTTGATTATGAGCATAAAAGCATTAAATCTAGTATATAATAGCATAAAGCCGCTATTACTTTAGAATTTATAGTCTTTGACAGAATACATATTATACCAAGTGCTCATCTAGCAAGCTAGAGACTCGATTGAAATATAGACATAAAGTACTATATGTATATGTATTTTGATATACTTACTGTTTTTCGTCTATAAGACTATTCTTCAGGATTCTCCCCGAGAATCATTACCCTTGGAGCATAAAGCATACGGGGTGAAGAAACGATCTACTATAGCACATGATCAGTAGGCATGTATTCCTATTATTAGCATAAAAGCATTAAATAGAACTGTCAATTCAGTTCGATCTACCCGAACTCCTTAATGCGACAATACGACTTATATAGTTTGCGGTTAGACTTTTATTCTATTTTAGCATAAAAGCATTTAGAATACGGATGTTGATTAAAGATAGATATTTTCGTATCTTGAACCAAAGACTTCTTCTTTCGCTTTTGCGATAGCTTCGTCTTTCTTGTCTGTGAGTTCTGAGTACTTTTTGTCCCAAGCTTTGTAATCACCAGTAGCTTCAAATTCAGCTTGAGCTTTCTTCAGTTCTTCAGAAAAGTCCTTCATAATGTTCTTATGTTTTGATGCAAAACGTCCGTTTCTTTCAGCTTTAGAAACAGCTTTGTCACATTCTTTGATTCTACGTTTTACTTCCATAGAATCACGTTCTAACTGTTCTTGTTGTATCTGTTTCTTAGCTTCTGCAACTGCTGCCGCTTCAACTTTACCGTCTTTTTCTTCTTGAGCTTTCATTCCAGCTTCAAAGTTATAACCTCCATCAGTTGCTTTGTCACATAACATTGTTGCACCTAACATAATTCCTACAAGATTCATAAAATTCTTCATAATTCTTTTGATTTTAATTGTTAATAATTGATTTATTTAAGTGAATGAATTAACCCCATAAAGTATCTGATAAATGTCTGCGATAGATTTCATCTCTTTCTTCTCGAATATCTATCTGCATTTGAATAATGATACTTATTAGTTCTTCTTTTGTTTTCTTTTCTAGTTCTTCTTTTGTCCACATAATAATAAAGAAATAGAAAGTTATACTATCTATTCGTACGCCTTATTTGATAGCTAGCCCTTTTCCTTCTCCTGACCTTAAATAAGGTTGACCGTTGTATAGTCCGTAGGTATTAATCACCTTTAGGGGTCTGGCGTTATAACCTTCTGTGTTGATTGGATTCTATCATAACTACTTAATTAGTAATTCTTAGTTAAACAATAGCTCTTTCCCTTTTATACGGTTGCATTTTAGAATGTCTAACTCTCTTTTTAGACTGATATTCAGCTACTTTTCCTGATTGCTTAGAACCTGGAAAATGAGATTCTTTATAGGTCTTTCCCATGATTATAACACTCTAATTGCTTGTACTAAAAGGTCAAAGATATAAGCGCATCCCTTTTTGTTGAGATACTCAATTGTAACTTCTTTTTCATCCAGCATCATTTCAATTTGTGGTCTAGTTAACTTACCATCTTCAATTAATTTCCAAAAATTGGCATTAATTGCAGCGATATTCATTAGACCAGCTGCTGTACACACAGTAATAACATCTTTCAAGATGTTTTCAATCATTTGTTTATTTGAAGAGCTAGTTACAAACTTACTTGTTTCAAGTATTTCTGTATGTATTTCTGATAAACCAAGTTTCTTAGCCATAAGAGCTACTGCTGTTACAATACTTTCCTGATTGATTGATGCAGGAATTCCAATAATTACAAAGTTTAAAGATTTCATTTGATATGAATTTAAAGTTGTTTATAAATTTCTTGACTATAGTACTTACCACATCTTTCACAGTAAGTTCTTTTAGTAATAGGAATGCTTAATTCATTGTTATTAGGCTCATTTTTCCATTTGTGCCCATGAATTAAACATTGTGAACGTAATGCAACTTCTTTTTGCTTTTTAGGATTGTCTAATAATTCTAATTCAGCAAGTCGTTTGATGTTACTATGATAGGCTTTTAGCCTTCTGTAACTACTGATTTTCAGTTTGATTTTCTTAAAAATATTCATTTTTTCATATTTAATAGTTTTAATTATACAATATTTTGAGGACGTCTAGCTGCAACTAGATGGTTTTATCAATCTTAATTATATATTAACACACATTTTCTACTGTACGCTTACAGTAAATAAAGAAGGCATGTAACAGTTTATACAATATATTGCAGTATATTGCAGGCTTGACGATTCACATCGTTGTGTAACTTCTACACTAATACAGCTTAATTGAAATACTAATTAAAATGACTCTCGCTTAGTTTTAACTCATAAGCAGATATAGCTGTCAAACTAATCTTATTGGAGTACATGATTTTAACGTCTGCACTAATACTAATCTCCTCCACCTACCTTCAGACGGCAGTAATACTGTCATCTAAAATGATTAGATATAAGCCCCACATGTTTGTCACTGATTCTCACAGTAAAAACGATTACTTCTATCTTCACAGACTGAAGTAACCTTGTTTAATTTAATAATTAACGGCTTCGTGAATTGAATCACTATTAAGTTGTGGTAATGAGGACCTTGGCATACTATCTGGTATATATTCTTTTTGTATATCCATACTCCTCTTTATTAATTTATCATAAAAGTCTTTGTTACTAATATAAATAGAAACAATTTCATGATTTGATAAATCTGTACCTTTAGTTACAAGTATTTGAGTTAGTACTTGTTCTGGCATAACCAAGAACACACTATCGACATACTTGTCTAATCTCATACTTTCACGCCATTGTAGCACTTCTTGTACTGTTGGTGCTACTACTTGTTCAATTGTGTCCGTTTTAGGGATTTGTTTTTCTTTAGGACTACGAGGTCTTGCACAACTGATAAAAATTGCTAATGCTACTATTGCTGCAATTAGCCAAAATACGTATTTACTTTTCATTTTTGATAAATGTTTTTAAGTTAACACTAAGTATATAAATGCTATCAATATTGCATCTATCACAATTAATACTCTTGTAACTGGATGTGTTTCATACCAGTTTTCAAATTTATCCCACCATATGTCTGCTAAATCAGCTTGGTTTGATTTCTTTGTATCCATCGTCTTTATCTTTATATCCACTACCAAGTGTATATACAAAAGATAATACGCAGAATATAAATAGTGCGATTATCACTACTTTAGAGTAATACCAATAATTCCAATAATCGGTATATAACAGTCCGTACACTTCTTCATCAAAGAAATATATTCCTTGATGTTCAATAATCATCACAGCTGCAAATAATGCAGTTATGAGTCCAAATAAAAAATACATTAACTTTTGCATAATAATTATTTATTGATTAAATACTATTTGCTACAAATACTATTGTTACTACTATTGCTAATAATATTAGTAAGTATACTAATAATCTGATAGTAATAACAATGCGCCAGAATCGTTCATTTCCCATATACTTTTATACTTATTGTTGAGTTTTTGCCAAAAATGATGTCCTTCTTTTGTATGTCTCCATATAAGTGTACATTCAATTGCCATACTAGGAACTCTTAATTTTGTATAAAATGGTTCTAGGTTTATTTTTTTATCGTGAGCATATTTACTACTGCCGTCTAAAAAGCTATCTAATACTTTTTCTTTAATAAGAAACGTAAGCAATAAATAAGGCATATTAAATAATATTTGCCTTCTGACTTTTTGTTGTTCTGTTAGTTTTTTCATTGATTGAATTGTACTTTTTTATGAACTTTAAATATTACTTCAGTATCACTCTTAACTTCAATAGTAAAATGAGGAGATGATTTACTATCTATTCTTCGTTTGATCCATTTAACTACGTAATCCGCAGTTAATACTTCAAATTGCAAATAGCTACGCCATTTTCCACTCTTACCGATGTGTAGTTTTAGATTTCCTCTGTCAATATTAGTAACAGGGTTAACGCGACTTTGTTTTGAGTTAACTAATTTAGCTACTACTATGTCGCCGATTTTAAGATTTTGAAATTGTTCTAATGTCATATCTTTTTTTAGTTTATTGATTAAACATATGAAGAGGACAGCTAATGCTGTCCCCTACTATTTACGCATAGTTACGTTGCCACTCTTTGTTCATCCAGTGACAGATGCTCAGAATTATTTTTCAAATCTAAAATAGTGAAAACTTCTTCATACTGAGTTTAGATAGTGCTTACAATAATTGTACCACACACTACGATGATACTAATACTACATGTAGTTGGCTCTGCATTTACAGGCTTGCCACTGTCTATGGCTGCATTACTATTGTAGTATAAATAACTCTAAATTAGTTTGAATACATCTTGCTAAGAGTTCATACTTTCTGATAAAGTGTTTTCTTGTCTTCATAATGTTGACGTTAATGGGAATTTGTTTTTATTATGTTTTATATACTTTAACACATTCAAATAATTATTAGCATTTAAGAAACAAATCTTACACATAGATATATCTGCACAAGGCTTATAATAAGCACAACTACTTCTATCATCACATGCTCTTACGGCACACATATTTGTAAGTTTAAGTGTACTTATTTCTTTATAAGCTTTTCTAGACTTTAATACTACTCCACTTCGTATTATATTATCTATCATTACTGGTTTGATTAATTTAGCCATTTGTCTTTGTTATAGTTTGGATAAAAATCTTTAATAATCATATCTATAACTTCCGCAGAAATACAACCGTTGTCATATTTTAGTACTAGACGATGTTTAACGTATTCTGTTTCATCTTTTCTAGTCTTTATATCTGATAATATTTCTATAGATTTATAATCTTTTTTATAGAATATTTAAACCATCTAAATACTTCTTGTGATGCAGGGTTATCTTCTTTAACACATACATCTAAAATCTTATGTCTTATCATTTTATCTTAATTTTAAGTTAATAATCTGTTTAAAACACTACTATCTTCACAGACTGTAGTGTATGGTTAAGTAATAATAAAGTAAAGGATAGTATGGCTGTATCCTTACAACATAGAAATAAATAATTAGCATTTTACACCTAAAACTCATAAAACTACCGTGCGTCTAACTCGTAGATTACGGCTAATATAAGAAACTGGTGCCCTCAATGTCTTGGGAAGTTATTGAGTTTTTTAAATGTCAGTCTTCCAACCTGACTGTGTAGTGATACTTAGTAGGCAAACACTAAGCGTAACTACCTTGAACCTACCAGACCTCTCCTATTTAGTTACCACATGTTTCAGCGTTCAATCTCCATGTGCAATCTTAAATTTGCCAGTCTTTACAGCGCTAGCTTTCTGTTTAGTTACTATAAAGATAATCAAATCTAGATAGTATTGTTGATTCTATTAAGATAGGATATTACTATTACTGTAAATAATATTGTATCAATCTTTATCGTTATATTTTGCATACGTATATAGTCATACATATTTGTTATTGCTGCAAAATCGTCTACATTTTTGATAAACGTAATTAATACAAATAATATAAATATTGATATAGCACAACATCCTAATAATATTATAATTTGTGTTATATTATTTATAAATTTTATCATAGATATGTTCTTAATTTTCTAAGTCTTTAGTGTCTTTACCTAATATACCTAATATTATGTAGATATTTAGATTGATTAGACTGAGTGCTATGAATATTCCAAGAAAATAACTTGTTAGTTTTACGCTTTCAAATACTATACCTGTTATAATTGCTGCTATTGCTGATAATGCTGCAATTGTTGCACTTGTTTTGATTATTTTAGCTAGAATTTTCATGATGTAAAGTATTTTATAAATAAAATATATTGATTATATCACTATCTGGTTTTGTTGCTTCTTTTTAAAAAAGGGCAGTGCTTTTGCACTGCTCCTTTATTATCTTCTTACAGGTCTGTTTGGTTGACGATTCTGAGGTTGTTGTTTTGGTTGTTCTGGTTCATCATTTATGATGTCAGGTTGTTCTTCCTCTTCTTCTGTTTCGTCATTCGCATTTGCTAAATATTCTTCAGCATCATACCATTGACCTTCATCAATACGATATGCTCTGATAGCATTTGCACGAGTTTTGAGCTCGTTTTCACTCATTATTGGTACTTCTTCGCCTTTTACAATTTTCATCAAGCAAGTAAGTTGTATGCTTGTGTAAATTCTAGCGTTGTTACCTTCCATGATTACATCACCTTTAGAATAGTTTCCTCTTCTACTATCTGTTTGATAAGTCATAACAACTGGTGCAATCTCTACACTTACTCTGTCTACATAAACAGGTTCTTTGTCGATTGCTTTGTTGTTAAATGCATCAATGATAGCATCTTCAAACTCTTGGCTTATTGTGCCTTCGTTATCTCTTTGAGGATAGAAGTTCATCTGATATTCTGATGAACGTCCTTTTACTGCTCTTTCTAGTAATGACATTTTCTCAGGCACAAATATTAATCTTAAATACTTGTGTCCTTTGTCTGCTTCAGATTGAAATTCAACGATTTCACTTCTGTCATAGTCTACTTTTACTTTCATAGTTGTTGATATTTATGGGTTTATAATTTGCGCTATATATTAATAAGAAGAGATAAAGGGATAAAATTAATTATCCCTTTATTTAATGGTTAGTTTGTGTGATAGGCACAACCACATCGTATCTTCCTTTACCAGTTCTTTCCATAATTTCACAATACTGATGTGCATCACTGATACCTTGTTCAGTTGCTGGAAATACTTCTACTATTAAAGGAGTAGTGCGTTCATACACTTTTACTACAAATACTGAGTTGTTGAAATCTGATTTAGCCATACTTTTACTTATTAATGTTACTACTACGGGGTCTTTCCCCCGATTAAAGAGAGAGGGGGCTTGATTTTGTACAGCTTCACGCACACAGATTTCTTCACCAAAAAAATTTTTTATATATTTTTATTTTAAATAATGTTAAAAAATAGCTATTAAACTTAAATAAATATTCATAATAAATGTTAATAATAATAACCAATATAGTTAAATGTACGTTACTGTATACAGTAGATACAGTTAAATACAGTGTGAATATGAATTACTACTTTATAAGACAAAGAGATCAACAGTATTCTAATTGTCTTTACTTAAGTAAGATAAGTAAGAACTATAAATTAAATGATAATTATAGATCCTTTACTTTACCAGGACAAATAGAATATACTTTCTCTGAAGATTTATATAAACAATTTAAGAAAGAAATAAATACAGTTAAATGACAGAATTTACTGCACTATGTTTAGTAGGTATGTTAGGATGTCTAGCTTATATCATACTAAATAAATTAACAAAGTAATGTGCCCTAAGTACACGGGATCGTAGTACGTTCCACGCTTAAAGAAGTTACCATAAGGTAGAAGCGCACCAGGGAATCCTAATCGTAAGTAGGCTCAGTTTAGCTACCTTTCTGACGGTCTTTGGTTAAAAAAGGTAGCCCCCTAAAACGGTATTACTATGGAAAAGAACGAACAAAAAAAAGCAGATAGAATTGAGTATGTTTTCAGGAATAAAACTTATATAGCTACTCCTGAGCTTAGTAAAGGTTGTTGTGTAGGTTGTGCGTTTGTTAATAATATGAACTGCGCTAACTTTAAAGATAGAATGGACATCTGCCATAAAGGATATATTTTTAAGCGTAAATTTAATCACATAGATGAGTAACCTTACTTTACTTACTGCGTTAATAGATATTATAAAGTAAATATTATGGAAGATAAAGTACTAGAAACAGTGGTAAACGGATTGGAATATAGTTTTGAAAAAGATATTTTAGTAAAACCTTTAACTCCTATTATGGTTACTAAAGAGTATACTGAACAAATCCCTACTGGGGAAAAGGATGAAGAAGGTTTTAATAAGTATGAAGTAAAGACTCATACTAAAGAAGTTGAATCAGATTTTGCAAAAGGTATTGTTCTATCTATTCCAATCGGTACTGATAGTACCATTAAGGTTGGTGATACTATAGTATACCCTAAGAAATTTGCTAAAGACTTTGATCTATTTAAAGACTCACAATTAGTTAAACCATACGACGTTGTAGCTAAAGTCGTTAAATAAGCTATCATTCACGAATTGAATGTTTTTAGAGTATTAAATCGCTGCCCTGCCATCAAAGCAGGGCATTCTTTTTTCTATTACTTTACTAAACATTAATAAATGTTAAATATTTTAAACACTTATTGTGTTAATACGTTTTAAGGGCATTATGGGAACAATAATAATAATACTTGTAAGTGTTATTGGTTTTGGTACTCTTACTTATCGTCAAGGAAAGAAAGAAGGTTATGACCAAGGTAGAATTGATGGTTACGAAGAGTGTAAACAAAACTTTAATAAGATACAAGAATTTAAACAAAAGATATTAAATAAAAAGTTAGACATATGGAAGGATACAAAGTAATTAAGGATTTTAGCTTCGCTGAAAAAGGTGATGTGTTTACTAAAGTTGAAGATTTAAACTTGTGGGAACTTCAGAAATCTGAAGTAATATCAGATACAGAAACTTATACTTCAATGGCATTTGATTCTTCTACTATGGAAGAATTAGCTAACAAAGATTATGTAATTTGGTACAGTGAAGAAGCAGAAGAAAATGATAATGAGGACGAATGTGAATGCTGTTGTGATAAGTTAGAGAAAGTAAAAGAATATGTTAATACTTTGATTGATACATATACTAAAGATTACAATGAACTGATGAAGGATTATAATGAAGGTAATGTTCAACAGTGCGTTAAAGTAGAAGCAGAAACTGTATACTACAATTTAAATAAAGTTCTCAACAGTATTAAAGATTTGTTAGATGAATAAATTAGTAAAGACTGTTAATAAAGGCAATCTTTACTATGAATACCTTAACGCTTTAAATGGTATACTACAACTTACAAATAGGGAATTGGAGTTACTTACTAAGTTCGTTGAATTAGATGTGAACTTTACTCCAATACCTGGTGTAAGTAAGAATGTAGCCAATACTGATAATCGTAGGATGATTAAAAGTACTATGGGTATTACTCCTGATAACTTAAGTAGATATATAAGTAAGTTCAAGAAAGAGGGTCTTTTAGTACAGGGAAAAGCAGAAGATGAATTAGTAGTTAATAAGATACTGATTCCAGAGATAATAAAAGATAGGGTACAAATAACATTAATACTAAGAGTAAATGAGTAAGATAGAATATAAATTATACAGTGATGGTTGTATATGTAAAGTAAAATATTATAATTGGTTCAAGTCTGTTATTAGATTTATATTAAATAAAAACGATTATGAATATACTTTATATGTACCTAAAAAGGTATATAATGGTAAAGAAGAAGCCAAACTGCTTAATTTACTTAGAAGAAATCGTCATTTAGATAACTTAGATAATAAGGATATGGCAGTATTAGTAAATGCAGTTAGACCTAATACTTTTAAAGAATCAATTGAAGAAGTAGAAACTAATAAATATTATTTTGATGCAGCAACAAAAGAAGATATCAATTTACTCAAGTCTAGCAAATAAATATAATTTACCTTATCCTGTTATAGAAGTAATATGTAATAGTCCATTTAAGTTTGCTAAAGAAGTAATGTCAAATAATGAAGATACTAAAGATATTATGTTTGCTTACTTATTTAAACTTAAATTAAAAAAGAGATATAAAGAAACAAAATGAGACAGTTTATTGAAGAATGCTTGACACCTAATTATAAGATTCACTGGTTAGATTCTATTTACTTTGATCCTGTATTACTTAACAATATACAGATGTATATAGCAATTAGTGATAGTAGACTATTAAGAATATGATACTAAGAAGATTTGATAATATATATCCTAGAACATTTTGGATAGCTGTAATAGAAAAGGAAGAAGATATATACACAATACTGAAAAAATTCACAATATACGACGTATTGCCAGGTTTCAATAGAGTACGAAAAGAAGCCAAAGAAGAAATGTTAAATGCGTACGATGGAGACGCTATTGCAGAATGTAGACCTGTTATGTTAAACAGTAGTTCTGAAATGGGTATTATTTGCATAATATATAGACCTAATGAAGTAGATGGTTCGCATATAGCACACGAATCAGTTCACATAACTGATTATTACTTTGAAGTTACAGGTATGTATGGTGAAGATTTCTCAGGTGGTGGTAACGAAGGGTATGCGTATTTAGTTGGCTGGGCTGCTGGATGTTTTATTAAAGTAATGAAAGAATATGGAAAGACAAAGTAAAGAAGATTCATTAGCTCTATGGGAGTTTGAGAAGAACAATACTAAACGATTAGGTTCTAATATCAGCGAAGAGTTAAAAGAGTTAATGGAAGTTGCGGATAAGAAGATAAATGACTATTCGTTAACATATAATGAATTTCTAGATGACATTCTAGAAGGTTTAGCTAAACTAAAAGACACAGATAATATTGAAACTAGGCGGTTACAGATAAAAGGATTGTACAACTGTTTAACTAATAAGTATATTGAAGATGGAGAATGATGGTAAGAAATATGATTGTGGTAAAGTAAGAATGGATCTAGTTCCATTAGATGTAGTTGAGAATATTGGTAAGGTACTTACTTACGGAGCTCAGAAATACTCAGATAACAGTTGGCAAAACCTTCCAGATTTTTGGAAAAGATATAAAGCAGCATTACTAAGACATCTTACTGCTATAGACAAAGGAGAATTAATAGATCCTGAAAGTGGACTACCTCATATAGATCATGTACTTTGTAATACAGTATTCTTAGATTGGGGATTTCATCATGGCAAAGCAATTAGTATTAATACAAAAGATATTGAACAAGATAAATAATTATGGAACAATTGAAATTTAAAAAGTTAGATTACTCAGTAAAGAAAGAAGACGGCACAGAAGAGATTAAAAAATCTGAAGGTAAGTTGCCTACTAGAGCTACAGCAGGAGATGCTGGATTGGATCTATATGCTACTCGTATTACTCAAGAAGTAGATAATAGCGGAAAGTTAGTACTTGTATATCATACTGATTTAGCAGTAGAGATTCCTGAAGGATATTGTGGCTTACTTATGATGAAGTCTTCAATTAGTAAACGTTCTATAGCTTTAACAAATGGAGTAGGTTTAATAGATACTGGATATCGTGGAGAGTTGATGGCTAAATTTAAAGTAACTACAGATGCTATTCCTACAGTATATACTATAGATGAACCATTTGCTCAATTAGTTATTGTACCTTGTTCTATATTAGAACCTACTTTAGTAGAAGAGCTAAGTGAAACTGAAAGAGGAGAAAAAGGATTTGGAGAAGTTACAGCAGAACAAAATAATGAAAATAAATAATAAAAATATGAAAGAACTTAATATTACAATTACTCCAGTGAGTGCATCAGGTGTTGGAAATTTTATTGATGTTAACATTAACGGATTGCCTTACAGAACAGAAACTGTACAAGGTGAATTTACTGAAGAAGTAATGAAGCAGTCTATTGAAAAGTTGATGCCTACTATTCCTGCTGAACAACGAGAAGCAGTAGAATTGAAATTCTATCAACTGTTAGATGCTATTGCTAATACTAAAGCTGAAGAAGAGTATAGAGCTCAGCATCCTGAGGAGTTTATGCCAGAGAATTTTGAACCTAGTGTTGAAGAAGTAACTGATGAAGCTATTTGATATTCCAGGTTATTAGGGAAAGTATAAAATAACCGATTCGGGAAAAATATTTTCTGTTGCAAGATTTGTCGCAGAATCTGGTAGAGCTGGTAGATTTTACAAGGAAAAAGAATTAAAACAACAGATTGATAAATATGGATATCATAAAGTATCATTGTGTAACAATGGAATACAAAAATGGTATTTTGTACATAGATTAATTGCTATAACATTCTTACCTAATCCTAACAATCTACCTTGTGTAAACCACAAAGATGAAAATAAATCTAACAATGACGTTTCTAATTTAGAATGGTGTACTATAAAATATAATAATAATTATAATAGTAGACAAATAAAAATAGGTTCAAAACGTAAAAAGCCAGTATTGCAGTGTAGACTTGATGGAAATATTATAAATAGATTTGAATCAGTTACTACTGCTGCAATAGCTACAAATAGTTGCAAACGATACATTATTGATTGTTGCAATTAGAAATTATGTAAATATAAAAATTATATTTGGAGATACGAAAATGAAATTGTTTGATTTAATTGCAGGTAAAGTAGTAATACACCCTGACGCTTTGGGTCTCCCATTCTTTAAAAAGTTATGGGAGGCCGATAAGCCAGATAAAACACAAGCTACAAATGTAATAAGTTATATAGTACTTATGTGGTATTTTAAATCTCCATATGTACTTCAGTTAGAACCAGATATCAGAGAAAAGAAGCTTAAGTAGTTATACTTTGGTGATGAGAATTATAATCTTACAGTAGAAGAAAAGTCTTGTGAAGATGATTATAAAAAGCTAATATATACTAGAAATCTAAGAATGCTTGATAGTATGAGAAACAAAGTAGATACTATTAGTAAGTATTATGAAGATTCTCTAGAAGAGCAATTAGATGAAAAGAAGATCAAAGATCTATTAGCTGGTATGGAAAAAGTAAAAGCTACTTTTCAAACATTAGATTTCCTCGAAAAGGCAGTTAAAGCTGAAGAAGTTAGTACTACTAAAGTACGTGGAGATGCTCAGATTAATCCTTATGAATTAGCTTAATTTGTGCAAATTATACACAAGTTTATAACAATAAATTAATAGGTACGTTATATGAATATAAATAAAGAAACTATGAAGAAAGTACTTGATTTAACAAAATGTAATAGCACTGAAGAGATTTGTGATGTGCTTGAGAAAGAAATTGATAACAAACAAAAAGCAAATAAAGCAGTTAAAGAAGCTAGTGAGTCTTTGATTGAAGAATATAAGAAAGAAGCAGTAGCTGAACCTAAGAAGAAAGGTATTATCAAGCGTACTATTCATTGGCTAAAGAGTTTGTTTAAGAAATAATCTCGTTGAACTGATAGAGAGGTCTGACAGGGACAGACATTAAATATTCCCTGGCATATTGGAGCGTAACGTAATGGTAGCGTCGCCGGCTCTAACCCGGTATGTGTGTGGGTTCGAATCCTACCGTTCCAACCAATTAAAACTTGCGGAAAATGACATATAGAGATATAGATCCTAAACTAGCTGGAATTTACTTGTTTAAGAATAATATAAATGGTAAATGTTATATTGGTCAGGGAGTATCTATAAGAAAAAGACTTAAACATCATCTTAGTAATATTAGAAATAAACGATACGATTTACCATTATATAGAGCTATAGAAAAATACGGTTTACATAATTTCACTATAGATATAATAGAATCTTTTATTCCTGACGAATATACTACAGAACAATTAATAAAAAAGTTAGATGCTCTAGAAATAAAGTATATAGAAAAATATGAAGGTTATACTAATGGATACAACTGTACTAAAGGCGGAGACTTTGGAGTTCTAGGTTTAAAGATGACAAAAGAACAAAAGAAAAAAATATCTAACATTGCTAAAGAAGTAGCTAAAAAATTTTACAAGTCAGTATACCTTTATAATATAAAAGATAAAACTACTATATTTGCTGTTAGTATAACAGCTGCTTCAAATATAACCAAGATACCTAGATCTAATATAACTAGAGCTGCTAGTGGTAAGTACTTACAAACACATGATCTATTAGTTGCTTACTCGTTAGAAGAATTAGAAACTAAAAAGACTAAAATAGTACAGATTAAAGATACTAAATTTAGTACAAAATATATTGTAACTGCACATTTATGTAATGGCAGAAAAGAAAAAGGATCGGTATCTGAAATAGCTGAAAAGTTAAAAATAAGTAAGTCTATGGTCTATAGTGTATTAAATGGGCACAGATTTTTAAAAGATATTAAACTAACTAAAGAACTAAAGCAGATAGACCGCAAGCTATCTGCTTAAAGAATAAACTATGATTGACTTCTAGAAGAAAATAATAAATAGTGATAAGTTTAGAACTCCGGCTTTAACATTCTTAAAGACCGGAGCTTATTGTTAGTATCCAATTGGTACTACTGAATATTACACATATTGGGACGAATAGAAAGATCGTTGCATTAAAGGTTATACCGCAGAGGATGGAGATTACATCACTGGGTATAACTATTTTTATATTAACTTTTGTCCAATGCAACGTATAGTTAACACTATTACTAAACTACCTAATGGAGAAACTAAAATAAAAAGAGATAGTGTAGTAACATTTCCAGATTTCTATGATTATGACTATTTCTACTTCTAGGCAGTACAGGAAGCAGAAGATAAAGGAAAACATATATGTCTACTTAAATCACGTCGCAAAGGATATAGTTATAAAGGTGGAGCTATGGCGTGTCGTAATTATTATCTAATACCTAATAGTAAAACATACATATATGCTTCTAATAAGCAGTATCTTACTGAAGATGGTATTCTTACTAAAGCTTGGGACTATATGGACTTTATAGATAAAAATACAGCTTGGGGTAAGAAACGATCTGTTAACAGTACTATGCGTAAACGAGCTGGATTCTGGACTAAAGATGAATTTGGCAATGAAGTAGAAATGGGTTATAAGTCAGAGATTATTGGTGTTACTTTGAAAGATAATCCTGATGTAGTACGTGGTAAACGTGCCAAATTAATTCTATTTGAAGAAGGAGGTTCATTCTCAGAATTAGGTGCTGCGTGGCAAATTGCTAGACCATCTGTAGAACAAGATGGTGTAGCGTTTGGTACTATGATTGTATGGGGAACTGGTGGTGACGAAGGCTCTGCATTTGAAACTATGAAAGATATGTTCTATAATCCAGATGGATACAATTGTTTAGGATTTGAGAACATATGGGATAGTACACCTACAGATAAATTGTGTGGATTCTTTGTTCCATAGTATACTAATCTAGATACTAGAGATGATGATGGTAATAGAATATACATGGATGCCGATGGTAACACTATTACTAAACCTTCTCTAGAATTTATATTAGATGAACGTAGAAAAGTAATAAGCACAGCTACCAATACTACTGCTATAGACCGTTATGTTGCAGAACGTCCTATTACTCCACAAGAAGCAATGTTGGAATTTAATGGTAATATATTTCCTAAGAAGGAACTGTAGGAGCAATTAGGACTTATTCGTACTAACACTTAGTTATAGAATCATAAACAAGTAGGTGATTTAATATTTGATGAGTCTGGTAGCATCAAATGGATACCTAAGAAACATGGCGATGTCACTAAGTATCCACTTGGTAAAGATGATGATCCTACTGGTTCAATAGTTATATGGGAACATCCAGCTAAAGATGCAACAGCTGGATTATATATAATAGGTGTAGACCCTTATGATCATGACTAGTCTGGTACTAATTCATTAGGATCATCTATAGTATATAAGAGGTTTTAGAACTTTGAAGAGTATTACGATATTATAGTAGCTGAATACACTGGTAGACCTGCAACAGCCGAAGAGTATTATGAGAATCTACGTAAGTTAGCATTATACTACAATGCACGTATAATGTATGAAAATGAACGCAAAGGTCTATTCCCTTACTTTACTGCTAAACATTGCGATTACTTATTAGCTGATCAACCTGATATTATTAATGATATAGTTAGTAATTCTAAAGTACAAAGAAGAAAAGGTTGTCATATGAATAAGTAGATAAAGCAATGGGGTGAAGGTATGATCAAAGAATGGTTAAATGAAGAGTATGCACCAGGTAAGAAAAACCTAACTAGGATACTATCAGAGCCGCTATTAGAAGAGCTAATAAGCTATAATGATACAGGTAACTTTGACCGAGTGATGGCGTTGATGTAGGTTATGATATATAGAGAACAACTGTATAATGTAGTTGTTAAAAAGAAAGAAAAAGAAAATAAATAGAAGATGCTCTTTGATGGACCAATTTTTGCGCAGAGTTGGTTCAATGATGATACTCCTAGAGTATTTTCTAATGACGATAATGTATATACATTTTAACTATGAAGAATACTAAAAGTTTCCCTGCACAGAAACTACCAATGTCAAAGAAGACACAAGCCTGGAAAGAAGCCTGCGTAGATTATGTAGTAGGCGCTGGAGATTCAGGATTTGGTGGTAATAGTAGATCTAGATCTGACGAGATGTAGACTTACTATGATTTATATAATAGCATATATAATGAAAAGGATCTTAAATATGTAACTAATCCATTTAAACAAGATGATGGATTTCCTGCTATGGCATAGGATTATAATATCATTAAACCGTATGTAGATTAGTTACTCGGTGAAGAAACTAAGAGACCTTTTAATTTTCATCCACAACGTACAAGTGATATAGCTGCTAGTGAAATGTAGGAAAAAGCTAAAGAAATGCTAATGGATTATATTCAAGCTACTATAGCAAGCAAGTTAAGTCCAGAACAAGCAGCTAGATATGAACAAGCATTAGCTACAGGAGAAATCTAGACTCCAGAAGCTATAGCTAAGTATCTATAGAAAGATTATAAAGATATAGCAGAAACTGAAGCTTATCACGCATTACAATTTCTAAAGAGAAAATTGAATCTTACTCATGAGTTTTATAAAGGTTGGAAAGATGCTTTAATAGGTGGAGAAGAAATATACTACATAGGTGTAATTAATGGAGATCCTTATGTAGAAAGAGTAAACCCTATGTACTTTGATTATGAGCATTCTTTAGACTTAGAATTTATAGATGATGCTGCATGGTGTCGTAGAAAGATGATTATGTCTGCTACTGAAATATACGACAGATTCTATGATAAAATGTCTGAAAGACAACTGAATGAACTGCTAGAACTTATTGATCAAAGACCAGGAGCTGGTAATAATCCAGAAATAAGAAAGACTAGTATGGATTACGAATCTATTAAACTACATAAGATCAATAGTTTTACAGATAATCCATTTGATATAGACCACATAGTAGTATATCATTGCTGTTGGAAATCTTTCAAAAAGATAGGATTTGTTACTTTACTAAACCCAGAAACTGGAGAAGCTGAAGAATTTCAAGTAGATGAAGATTATAAAGTAACAGGCACAGAGTAGTCTGTAGAATGGGATTGGATTATTGAAGTATGGGAAGGATATAGAATCGGTGATGATATGTACATAGGAATTCAACCTATTGAATATCAACATATATCTGCTGATAATCCTAATTCACAGAAATTACCTTATACTGGCGTAGTATATAATAATACTAATAGTAAACCTAGATCATTAGTAAGTATGATGAAACCGTTACAGTATATGTATATTGTAGTGTGGTATAGACTTGAATTAGCATTATCTAGAGATAAAGGTAAAGTAGCAGTAATGGATATTACTTAGATACCAAAATCTATGAATATTGATGTTAATAAGTGGATGCATTACTTAAGTGCACTAGGTGTGGCTTTTATTAATCCTTATGATGAAGGATGGGATATACCAGGACGTGAAGGAGGTAAACCATCTCAATTCAACTAGTTATCTTCTTGGGACTTAACTATGAGTAATGTAATAGCTGAGTATATTCAATTGATGCAGAAGATTGAAGATATGGTAGCTAAACTTACTGGTATTACTCCACAGAGACAAGGGCAGATTGCTGCTAGTGAATTAGTAAGTAACGCTAATACTGCTGTTAATATGTCTTATCATATTACTGAACCTTGGTTCTGGAATCATAATTAGGTGAAGAGAAGAGTATTAACAATGCTATTGAATACTTCTAAAGCAGCTTGGAAAGATAATAAGAGATACTTGAATTATATATTAGATGATGCTACTAGAGCATTTGTACAATTATCTGATAGTTTCTTTTATGAAGATATGGATATATTTGTAGATGATAGCACTAAGAATCAACAGTATATAGATCAATTAAAGCAATTGCTACAACCTGCTATGCAGAATGGTGCTAGTCTATTAGATATTGCTGAAATCATTACTTTAGACAATATGAGTATGATTAAAAATAGACTTGAAGAGATTGAACAGAAAAGAATGGAACAAATGCAGCAACAGCAGCAAGCTGAACAACAAACACAACAGCAAATGGCAGAACAACAGAATTAGCTTAAAGAAGAGGAGCTTATGCTTAAAGAAGCTGAAATAGATCTTGAAAAATATAAAGTAGATCAAGACAACGCTACTAAAATTACTGTAGCGCAACTTAATGCTTATCGTGGTGCTGAGAATATGGATCAAGATATGAATGGAATTCCTGATCCAATTGAAATAGGAAAACAAGCTCTAGAATAGTAGAAGATAAATTCTGATATTGCTACTAAACAATTAGAACTTAACAATAAGCGTAGAGAAATAGAGCAGAAGAGAGAAGCTGAAAATAAGAAGATACAGCTTGAAAAAGATAGAATGAAGCATGAAACTGAGTTGCAACGTATGTCTGATAAAGCTGCTATGGATAGAGAGAAATTAAAAGCAAAAACCGCTATTCGCAATAAAGTAACAGGAGAGAAGTAATATGAAAGTAATACAGAACAAATTTATACCATTTAAGGGTTATAAATACATCAATATATTTGGTTTGATATTTACTAGAGATAAATCTAAAATAACAGATGTTGAATATAATCACGAAAAGATTCATCTCAAATAGATGCAAGAAATGCTGTGGTTACCTTTCTATATTTGGTATGGCATTGAATATTTAATAGTATCTCTAGCTAGATTGTCAGATAAACAAGGAGATAGATATCATGATGTATCTTTTGAAGAAGAAGCTTATAACAACGATACCAATCTTGACTATTGTAAACAAAGAAAACATTTTGCTTGGTTGAAATACATTAAAATTAAAAGTAATAAGGAGAATTAATTATGGCTTGTAAAGGTGGAAAGAAGGGCTCTAAAAAGGGTTCTAAGAAAAGTAAATAATTATGGAACGTGAAGCATTTAGATAGAGAATGCAACAGTATAAGTAGGCTAGGGAGAATAATCCCTAGCTGAAGTACTGGGATTGGAAAAAAGAAAATGATTTAGGCTACCAGCTATATAAAAATAATCTTCCAAGTAATCTACAAGTAGAAACAGATGACTATGATTTATATGGAGCTTATGAATCTAATATGTAGCCTGAACTAAATGAAGATGGTACTTATCATTTAGGTAGTAGAGATCCTTACACTGGTAGAATTCTAAAAAGTAAATAGCATCCGACATATTAGAAGGCAATAGAATCTGAAATATCTGCTGGCTATTTTCCATATGAAAAGAATAATATTACATATACTAAAACTTATTCTCCTGTTGATATAAGCGGATATGCAGATGGTGGTATTATAGATGAAGATCCACCACAGAATACTAGTGAAAGACCTATTACTAACTTTGATCCTAAAGGAGATCCATATAATCCTACATATGGATATAATCCAGGTGCAGGCTACGTTTCAAATTCAGATCCATTAGGTAGTCTATATGTAGAAGGAGCTTTACTTAATCCAGTATTTAAACTAGCAGGTAATGCAGTATCTAATGTAGCTAGAGGATTAACTAAATACTCTTCTAAATATGTACCAGAAGTAAGAAGAACTGTGTAGGATAAAATAAATAGTTTATTCCGTAGAGAAGCTGAAGATAAAGCTCGTACATATAAATTATATGATGATGCTATAGAATCTAGAAATAGAATAATTGAAGATCTATATTCTAATCCAGCTTATATGGAAAGAGCTAGATAGATTTAGAATACATATGGTGATAATTACGCTAAAGTATATGAAGATATAATTAATTAGTATAATACTAATTATTGGAATTTACCTAATCCTGTTATAAAACAGTTAGATGCTAAGGCTAAAATGTAGGCTAAAGATGCAGCTGTAAATAGGTATATTACTAGAAGACAACCAGCAGGATATGATGATTTTGAGTATTAGATAAATAGGAATCTTACAGAGATAGATTATCCTACTACTAGACATGAATTAGGACACTATGTAGATTTTAATTTAGCTAAAAGTTCAAATCCTGATTATAGCAACTCTATGTTTGCAGAGTTAAAAAGAGACTTATCAAAATAGAAGAATCCATTATTTCCAGATAAAACTGATTATTATAGTAAAGGTACAGAATAGAAATCTTATATGAATACTCTTAGAGAGTATATGTTTAAGAATGGTATGATTAATAATATAGGAGATAAGGTAACTTCTAGATAGATTAAGAAAGCTATAAGATCATTACCTAAAGATATGAGATCTATTGAAGCTGCTTATCTTCAATTTGCTACACCTGGATAGTATACAAAATGGTTTAATAAAATACCTTTACTTGGTACTTATCCAATAGTAAATAAACAATTTTAGAATTATGAAGAAGATAAAGATAAAGCCAGAGAATAGAGGTAAGTTCAATGCAACTAAAAAGAAGACAGGAAAGACAACTGAAGAACTAACTCATAGTAGGAATCCTGTGACAAGAAAGAGAGCAATATTCGCTTAGAATGCTGCTAAATGGAATAAAGGTAAAAAGAAGAAAAAATAAATCTAATTAAATATTTTAATTATGGATAAAAAAATGACATTAGGTGGATTTGAAGCTGTATTAGATAGCTTTATCCCTAATCCAGATGGTGGTTTTAGAAATTCAAATATTGATGAAAATGTTAATGTTGATGCTGATGAATTTGAATCACTAGACGATGAAGAATTGGAAGATATTAAAAAGAACAATATCGAAGTAAAGAATAAGAAAGAAAATCCAGTAGAGGAAGGTACTGAGGAAGAAGAAATCGAAGAAGAAGATATTGAAGATAAACCAAAACGTAAGCCTGGTAGACCTCGTAAAGAAGAAACCATTGAGGAAGAAGCAGAAGAGGAAGAAGAGATTGAAGATAACAATGAAGAAAATGTTGTTACTAACTTCTTTGATGCTATGGCTGAAAAACTCAATTGGGAATTTGAAGAAGGTGAAGATAAACCCAAGAATGTAGATGAGTTAATTAATTACTTCCAAAATGTCATTGAAGAAAATAGTAAGCCTGAATACTCTAGTGAAGAAGTTGAGGCACTAGATAATTTCGTAAAACAAGGTGGAGATTTAAAGAAGTATTTGACTATTGATGCTGAATTAGATTTAGATGATATTGACATTGAAGATGAAACTAATCAGAAATTAGTAGTAAAACAATTACTTAAAGAGAAAGGATTCTCTACTAAGAAGATTGATAAGTTAGTAAGTAGATACGAAGAAGCTGGATTACTTGAAGATGAAGCACAAGACGCTTTAGAAGATCTGAAAGAGATTAAAGAGGAAAGGAAGAAACAGCTATTAGAGGATCAGAAAAAGGCTTATCGTGAATAGTTACAGAGACAACAGCAATTCTATGATAACGTTGTTAGCGAAATAAAAGGCTTAAAGAATATACGTGGTATTACAGTCCCTGAAAAAGATAAAAAGGTTTTAATGGATTATATACTTAAGCCAGACACAGACGGTAAAACAAAGTACCAAAAGGACTATGCTAAGGGTGGTGTTAAGAATCTCATAGAATCAGCATACTTTACAATGAATGCTGATAAGCTTATTGAAGCTGCGAAACGTGAAGGAAATAATTCAGCCATTGATAAGTTTAGACGAAGTTTAAAATCTAGTAGTATTACTACTAAATCTAGAAAACAAGCTACGGGTTCTGATGATGATCCAATTTGGTTCTCAGCTGCACGACAACTGCGTATATCATAATAATTAATTATATAAATAAAAAAATTAAATTACTAGTATTTTATGGATAATAATATTCTTAATAACCTCCAATTATACAAAGGTAAATGGTTTTCTGATTTGATCGACACTAATAAGATTAGTCTCGCTTCTCAGCAAAGACCTTATGAGGTATCTACTATCCTGTCATACGTATTTGGTACTAAAGATAATGGTTACAGTACTTCTCTTGATATGTTGACAGGTGGTCTTGGAAATGTAATGACTATTGATCAGCCTTCATTTGAATGGGGTGTTATGATCGACCAAGATAGAGCTGTTACAATTCGTGACGCTAAATGGAATGGTGCTGCAATTGGTGAAAATTCTACTCCAGGTTTGGGTAATACTCCTATTACTTTGTGGTTGGAAGATGCATGGTTTGGTCCTGGTGCTACTATCGAATTTGATGATAAGAGTCAAGCACGTATTCAGGACGCTCCGTATCAAGATGGCAACCTGTATGTTTATACAGTATTTGTATCTAATGGTAGTCCCGCTTCTTATATTGACCCGGCTGTTTTAGCTTCTGGTTGCCAAGTAAACCGTTTGGCTTCTGCTTATGAAGAATACAGTGAAGAGGCTGATATCCTGAATTACAATACTCACTTCAAGATGCGTAACTATTTGACTACAGTACGTCTGTCTTATGATATCACAGGTTCTGCTTACTCTACAGTTATGGCAGTAGCTTTGAAAGATCCTAAGACTGGTAAAACTTCTTACTTGTGGTCTACATTCCAGGAATGGGTTGCAATGCGTGAGTGGTACAAACGTCTTGAAAGAGCTTTGGTATACAATCAGAATAACGTAAACAAAGATGGTTCTTGTAACCTGAAAGGTAAGAATGGTCGTCCTGCATTTATTGGTGCTGGTTTGTTGGAACAGATTGCTCCGTCTAACAGACGTTATTATACTCGTTTGACAGCTGAATTGTTGGAAGACTTCTTGTTTGATCTGTCTTATAATGTATTAGGTACTAATGAACGTAAGTTTGTTGCCTTGACTGGTGAAATGGGTATGCGTGAATTTGATCGTGTACTTAAAGAAAAGATGGCTAACATGAACTTGATTGACACAGTATTCGTAACTGGTTCTGGTGATAATTTGAAGTTCGGTGGTCAGTTTAAGACTTACGCAATGTCTAATGGTATTGAATTGACTTTGAAGTATTTCCCGTTGTATGACAATACTACTTACAATCGTCAGTTGCATCCTGTTACTTTGAAACCGTTGGAATCTTACCGTATGACATTCTTGGATTTGGGTCGTCGTGATGGTGAAGCTAACATTGTTAAAGTAGTTCGTAAAGATCGTGAATTCGTTAACTGGTGTACAGCTGGTTCTGTAACTCCTGCTGGTTACGCTCACTCTAATACAGAAGTTCGTTCTAATGCTAAGGATGGTTACTCAGTACACTTCTTAGGTGAAGTAGGATTAATGCTCCGCGACCCCAGAGCATGTGGAGAATTAATAATGTCTTGTGAATAATCTACGCGTTTGTGGGCAACATAAATATATATTCTGCGTTATAGTAGTATATTAAAAATTAGAAAATATACTACTATGAGCAGAATATATAAAATTACAGATAGAACTAACAATAAAGTTTATATTGGACAAACCAAACGAGATATTTATAAGCGTTTTGCCGAACACATTTATCGTGCGTTAAACTCACAGCGTAAAAATGATAGAACTCTAGCTATCTATATAGCTATAGTAAACCACAAACCTGAAAATTTTCAAGTAGAGCTTTTGGAGAATGTAGAAGGTACACCAAAACAGGTAGACGAACGAGAGATATATTGGATAAAACAATATGATTCTACAAATCCAGATAAGGGTTATAATTTAGATAAAGGCGGTCATGTTATTTCAGAAGCCTGTCGTAAAGCTGCTGAAAAACATCTATTTAAAACTGGAGATAAATTAGAAGGTAAAATGCTTGAAAACGCTAGAGCCAATGGTATGAAAGTTGCAAAAAAAGTATTGCAATTCGATAAAGAAACAGCTAAACTTATTGCAGAATATCCTAGTATTATGGAAGCTAGCAGATCTACAGGTTGTGACCGCAGATCTATTCAACGGCAATTACAAGGTGAATATGGAAATCCATCTTCTTCTAGAAGTTGGTCAAATTTAAAATATATTTGGTCTTATGATGATCAAAACGTAAACCGTGATTATATAGTTTGGGATACGATAAATAGTTTCAGAATGTTTTCAACATTGGAAAAAGCGGAAGAATTTTATAATAATCTTGAAAATTGTCCTGATAAAAAGATAGAAGAACTTATAACCCATCAAAAAGTTCTTTTATATAATATGAATAGAGAATTAAAAGAAAGTTTATAAAACTGAACAATCTAATATATAATTATATTATGGAAGTAATCGTTAGAATAACTAAATAGAATCCGTGGACTGGATTAGTAAAATGGTCCAATTGCTTTGATTATCTAGGTTCCTATTGGACAAGATCTGGTAGTCGTTACACAGGTCTAACTCAAGATAAAGCTAGAGAACTAGAACAGAAAATGGGTAAAGCTGAAGGAGAATTAGATCCTGATAGTACATTTTGGGATACATTTGCAATTAAGATTGGTAAGAAAGAATTAGTGATTAATACTGATAGACCTGAAGGTGAATTGCAATATTTATTCCTATTGGGACATAAGAGAGTAGCAAATGGCATTGATAAAATAACTCCATCTACTGATTATGTACTTATAAATAAAGAAGCTGAAGCAGAACAAATTAATAAAGCTAACAAAGTTAAACGTGATGCTTATAGAGCACTGGATAAGATGAGTCTTGAAGATATGCGCAAATGTCTTAGACTTCTTGGAATTAAAGCTGATACTATGTCTAATGAATTAGTTGAAGCCAGACTTGGTGAAAACGTAGAAGCTGATCCAGCAAGATTTATTAGAATTTGGGTAGACAATCCTAATAAAGAAATTAACTTTGTAATTGAAGAAGCTTTAAGTAAAAATATTATTCGTAAGAACAGAGCATCATATTACTTTGGTACTGATCTTATTGGTAACGGTCTTGAAGATGTAATTGCATTCTTAAAAGACAAAAAGAATCAAGATATTTACTTAAGTATTATGTCTGAAATAAAATCTAAATAATGACTAGAGAACAATTTCACTCATATTTTAAAGTAGCAATGGACAAGAACTCTCAAAGTGTAGCCTTTGGGGGTTGTCCTGCTTTCTTACCAGAAGAAATAGATTACTGGTTAGATCAAGGTTTATACCAAGAAATCAGTAATAAGTTTACTGGTAATAACTACTTAAAGACTAGCTTTGAAGGATCTGTAAAACGTATTCACGATTTAGAAAAATTAGTACGTACAGATGTTAACGTTGTTGCTAATACTGAAACAAATTCAAATAGATGTTATGTTACTAACTTATTCAACGGTGACAGAATGTTCTTTGTAGATGCAGTGTTAAACTTCAATAGTAACAAAGCTACTATAAAATTAATAGATCATTCTGACGCTACTAAGTTCAAGAAGACTTACAATAACAATCCTTGGATAGAAGATCCAGTAGCTGTAATAGAAGATAATACTCTATATATATATTATGATTACTTAGCTATGAGTAGTAATAGCTATTCTGTAGATATTACCTATGTTAAGTTTCCTACTAAGATAGAAGACTTACCAGCTGAAGGTATGAGTGAAATACCAGAGTATATGTAGTTTGAAGTAATTAACAGAGCTGTAGAACTAGCATTAGAAGATATTGAGTCTAAGAGAATATAGACTAAATCACAGTTAAACCAAATAGATGAATGATTATGACAAATCGTGGATTTCAAATCGAGTTTGAACGTAGGCTATAGTTAATGGATCCTAATTTAGTTATTAAGGATAAGCTATCCTCAGACACTATTATATCATTCATTAATGAGGCAATTGATAAATTTTATAAAACAAGATACTCAGGTATTAACTTTAAAGCTCAAGGATTTGAGTAGACAGAAAAGCGTATAGATGATTTGCGTACTTTAGTTCGTAAAAAGAACTATTCTAACACTTAGATAATTAAAGGAGTTAGAAACTCATACTCAGTAGAATTACCAGATGATTATGTATTATTACTTGGAGATACTGCTGGTATACAGCCGAGTGATGAATATCCTAACGAATGCTGGGAAAAAGACGATTTAGGTGCATATATAGTTAAGTATACAGATACGTTAGAATCTACAATTGAAACATTAGATAGACAATTAAGTAATTCACTATCTGAACACAAATTAAAATATTGTCAAGCTAGACCTTTAAAGTTAATTCAAGATAATAATGTAATATTATACACAGACGGTAAATATAAAGTAAGTGAATATGAGATTACATACTTAGCTAAACCATCTGAAATTAATTCAAGTAATATTACTAATACAGAATATACAGATTTGCCAGAACATACACATATGGAAATTGTGAAAATGGCAATCTAGATTTATCTTGCTACTAAACCAATGTAGCATTATAATGCTTATTCCAACGAAATTGCTTCAATGGAATGAGAAAGTATTAATTATTTTTAAGCGTTTGTCTGACGTGGAAATCTGCAATAAGGAAAGTAGAAAGACAAACAAAGACAGCGCGCATTGTCTAATCCGTTAATTATGGACGAAAAATTATATTGTCACGTTTGTAAAGAATTCAAAGAGACTTCTCAATTTTCTCCTTGTAAGAAAGCTAAACTCAGAAATGGAAAAAGTTATGTATGTAAATAGTGTCAAGCTTTAGCTTAGAGACAAAGAAGAGAGAAACAAAAAGATATAGATTTATTAGATTTTACTTTAAAGAAAAGATTGTATGATGCTTAGAATAGAGCTAAGTCTAAAAATCAATACTATGATATTGATCTAGAATTTCTATATCAATTGTGGAATTAGTAGGAAGGTAAATGTGCTTTAACTGGAATACCAATGACTACAACAAAACACGGTAGAACTAACACTAATGTATCTATAGATAGAATAGATTCTTCTAAAGGTTATACTAAGGATAATATTTGGTTAATATGTTCTGCTGTTAATTTTATGAAATCAAATTTGAATTTAGAAGAATTTAAACAATATTGTTAGGCTGTAATTAACTATAAAAAATAAAAAAATTATATATGATTACTAGAACAGATACCGTACTTATCGGTAAAACATGTCCAGCATCTTATACTACAGTAGATAGTCTTACTCAGGGTGCTGTAGCTCTGTTCGATGAGAATAAGAGCTTGATTAAAAATGAAGCTAGTGCAGTAAAAGCATCTACAGTATATATTGGTGTAGTTGGTGATAATATGACTATCGCTTTACCTAATGGTACTAGTGCTACTAAATGTTCTGTAGAGTATTCTAACGCAATTCAGAAAGCTTCTAAACCTTCTTACGTAATTGGTGATTATGTTGCACCAGTTCAAGAGAAAATCGAAATTGATTTAACTAGTGCTACTGTTGTTATCGGTCACAGATATGTTTTGCGTATTGTTTACAAAGACATGTATGAAGCTCCGGGACAATTCACTCATACCTATGAAGCAATTGCTACAACTGAAACTGCTGATGATTTGGGTAACGCATTGTTGAAGAAGATTAACAAACATGCAAATCGTAGAGTAAATGCTACATTTGCAAGTCATAAATTGACACTTACAGCTCTTCCTAAAGATGATAATGAAGGAGTTTACTCTTTGAATGAGTATTCTGTAGTTTCTATGGAAGCTTCTCTGTATGTTACTATTCCTGGTGCATTGTTGTCTAATGTTCCTGAAGCAGTTCCTGGTGCAACTATTACTAAGACTGCTGGTAAACCTGGTAAAGGTTACTGGAAACAAGTACGTGATATGGAAGTACGTATGTTGGGTTATAAGGGTCATGTATTCACAGATGCATATCCTATCATTGAACCTAAACGTAATGTTACTGAAGGCGCATCCTACGATTACATTACTATTGAGAATGACAACTTGTACTTGTCACCTGACAATCAATACATTAAAACTACGCCGTTAACTACTGAATTGTATGTTGAAAAATCTGCTAACTTGAGTGCTTCTCAGTTTGTTAAGAATCTCAAAGCATTTATTACAGGTGTTAATAGTGCAGCATAATACGGTTTCTTTATTTAAAAAAACCAGGCGAGGTTGAGGTTTATCCTCGGCTTCGCCTTTTTAATTTTTTGTAGATATGAAAATAATTAATACAAAGATAGAGAATAACATACTTACAATTACTTTAGATAGCGCTAGTTCAGTAACTAAAGTTTATTTAGATAGTGTTCTTAATAAGAAGAATATGTACAGTAGTGATGATGACGATCATAACTATGTCATTGATTCTCCTAGCATTTCTGATAATGTCATTACGATAAACATTAAAGAATACGATGCCACATCTTTCATAGTTAGTGTTATTGGCAGTAATAATGCAGTTGCCATAGCTATAGACTAGAAGAATTTGTACTATAGGAAAGTAAACATGTTGGTAACTTTTTGCAATACTTGTTTAGATAAGCACCAAAAGGAAAAAATATTAATGTGTGATTTTAAATCACAATTACTTGAATATGCTTTAGCTAATCAGTTAACTGAAGATGCTATAGATTATTATATTGATTTGTGTAGACTCTTAGAAATCCCATTAGAGCATACTTGCTGTACGTATAGTAGAGTAACAAATTGTAAGGTTTGTAGGAGCTGCAATAATGGTTGTTGTGCACTATGATAGAGAATAACTATAAAATAGGTAAAACAATAAGCAATAAAGTAAAGTATAATATTGCTTATGATAGAACTCAAATATTAAACTACGTGTGTGTTAATTACGTATATGATATACTAATTCAAGGATACGCGTTTAATATAGATGAGGAACAGAGAATGAAATTATTAGTAGTAATAGATAAACTATTAAAGTAATGGCATAGTACGCAACTAAAGACGAATTAAATGAACTCACAGGATTAGTAAGAACATTGTAGGGTAATGTTTAGACTCTAGATACTAGTGTTGGTGAGCTTGATACCTTAGTTGAAAGGATTAATCATTTAGCTACTCTTAAAGATGTTACTATTACTTATATTACAGAAGGAGATTTACTGTAGTATGCTAGTGATGGTACATGGCACAATATCCAACCATCAGCATTAGGTATTGGCGGTGGTGAAGGTGGAGGTGTAGTAGATACTTCTGTAGTAAAAGCTTTGATTAAATCTGAAGGTAGTAAGCTATTTATAAGTAAACTATATGATGATGTATCTTCAGGTATAATTACTTTCAACGGTGGTTTAAGAAGTAATAAAATGACTTATCTAAATCAAGGAGTTTAGATAGGTACTTTTGTTACTGGTATGATTGGTGGTACTGGTGCTCAGATAGATAAAGATGGTAGAGGAGAAATGACCAGCCTTATTCTTAGAGAGTTCTTAGAAGTACCAGAATTAAGATTTAATAAAATAGATGTAGTAAGTGGTGAACTATGGAATTCAATAGCATTTGGTACTATTGAAGATGTAGACTTAGTTAATCAAATAGTTACATTGAAACTAGAAGAAGGTGAATATAGTGGTATACATGTAAATGATATATGTAGAGGTATATTCCATAATTTTGATGGAGTTAATAATACTGAAACTGGTACTGACGATTGTGGGTTTGATAAAGTACAAGGATTCTCTACAGCTTATTTTACACCTATAGAAGTACTAGATGCTAGAGGTAAACAGTTTAGGTATTCATTGAAACAAGGTACTACATAGCATCCTTGTAAGTCAATGAAGTTTGCTGTTTATGGTAACTTTACTGATGAAACTAGACAAGATAGTGCTTACTCTACTAGACAGTATAAGAGATATTTAAAGAAAGTAAATACTTGGCATATTAATCCATCTAAAAATATAGCATCACAATTTGGTTTATTAGATGGTTTAAATATACCTGGTGCTCCTAATGATGGTAATCTTACTGGTAATGGTGCATATATTAGTAATATTTATCTTACTGATGCATATGTACAATTTACTCCTGAATAGATGGAAGACTTACATGGTCAGGATGCTTATTCAGTATCTCTTACTAGAACAGAAGGTAGTATAATTGTTGATAACGAATTCAATATCATAACAGATTATCAACAACAAGAACAATTTACATTTGAAGTACAGGCGTGGAGAGGTAAGACAGCTTTAACATATAATACTGTAGTAGACAGAGATACATTCTTCTGTACTTGGGAATCTAATGGTATTGAATGTAGAGTAGATAATGGTAAGTTTACTATTACTAAGATTACCAATATTCACGATATGAAGTTACTTATTTATATTCATTGTGAAGGTACTGCTATATTCAATAGAGAGTTCAATCTATCGTACTAGCTAGAAGGTAATAGTTTATGGGTAACATATAATGATAATGATGCTACTCCTGATAGACCTGTTGGAGATGGTACTTCCTATGGATGGCATAGAAATTATACTGCATCTGCTATTTGGATGTCTACTAAAAGTGCCCGTAAAGTAGATGATCCTGATGTGCAATGGGGCGATCCTAATAGATTTAGAGGTGCTTCTGTAGCTGGTAAAGATGGTCAGTATACAGTGTTCTGTTATACTAACTCTAGTATAAAACCTCCTAAACCTACTAGTTCTTAGATACCACCTGCTGATGATAACTATACTTGGTACATGTATCCACCTAATAGAGAAAGTAAGGAAGTATTTACTTGGATGATTCAAGCTACTGTATATCCAGATAAATCATTATCTGGTTGGACAGATCCTATTAGACTTACTGGGGAAACAGGTGAAGACGGTTCTGATGGTACTAAACTTGAATTTATTTATCAAGTAACTAGTGTTAACGAAGCTCCTGATAAACCGGATACATCTTAGCAAGACGATTACATACCATTCGGTTGGTCAGATAGTCCTCAAGGAGTATCTAAAGAGAAAATGTATGAGTGGGTATCACAACGTGAAAAGAAAGCTGCTAAAATTGGAGAAGGTGTATGGGGAGAATTTACACAACCAGTGTTGTGGTCCAAGTGGGGTGAAAAAGGTATGGATGGTGATGGGTATGAATATATATTTACTCGTACTGCTGACGTTGATAGAGTACCACAAACTCCTTCATCTATTCAATAGAATGACTATATTCCAACTATATCTAATGGTGGTTCTAAAGACTATAATTGGTCTGATGATCCAAAGGGAGTAAATGAGGATTATAAAGCAGAGTGGACTTGTAAACGTGTACGTACTGATGGAGTATGGTCTAACTTTAGTACACCAGCACTATGGTCTAATTGGGGTGAACAAGGTTTATCGGGTGGTCATTATCAATATAGATGGAAGATATCTGCTACTAAACCATCTATTCCTACAGATGCAGCTGCTTCAGGTTGGTCTACTAATAGTGAGTTAGTACCAGGAGATGGTGAGTACGTATGGTAGATTCAACGATTTGCTAATCCAGATGGTACTTTAACGGCATGGTCTAATCTTATACGTCTTACTGGTGCTGATGGTGAGGATGGTAAAGATGGTAATAGTATTGAATTTATTTATACTAGGAATGCAGATGGATCTCAACCTTCTACTCCTGCTAGTGTAAATCAAGCTGGTCATATACCTTCTGGTTGGACAAATCATCCTTCTGGTGTTACCGCATCATTAATGTATGAATGGGTATCTCAAAGATACCTAGATAAGTCTACTTAGAAATGGGGTGATTGGTCAACTCCTGGTATATGGTCTAGATACTCAGAAAGAGGTAAAGATGGTGATGGATACGAGTACATCTATAGGAGATTTTCTAACTATGTTGGTGGTACTAGTTTAGCTCCAGGTGGTTAGTATTATCCACCAGCTAATGTGGACTCTAGTGAATATCAACAAGACGATTATGTACCAGACGGATGGACTGATAGTCCAACTGGTCCTACAGATGCTATTAAATATGAATATGTATGGACTAGAAAGAAGGAAAATAGTAAATGGTAGGCTTGGAAGACTGGCGCATTGTGGTCTAAGTGGGGAGATAAAGGAGATCAAGGAGATCCGGGACAAGATGGATCAGATGGATCTGATGGAGCAGATGGATATAGTATTACTATGAGTGGTGCTCCAGCATCTATTAGATCAAGTTTAGGGTATTTGCAAACTACTAGTTGTACTCTTAGAGCTATTAAAACTAATAGCAGTGGTGTAACATCTTAGGCTTATGGTTATTTTGCTGTATATCGTTATAGTGGTAGTAGTTGGAATAAAGTATCTTCTTCTAGTTCTAATCAATCCTCTTATACTGCAAGCTGGGCTTCAGATACGTATGCTACTAAATTCTGGTTTGGTTTCTGTACAGATACTACTCCTTCACCTGATAGTCAGTGGACTGTAATCAGTTATGAAGCTCCTGTAGTATATGATGGTACGAATGGATCTGATGCTGATAGTAGTTATACCATTATGCGTGATTGCGGTTATTGGAAAACTGGAGTTACTTATTATAAAGCAGCTGCAACTACAGCAATGAATAGTAGTGAGTATACTAAGTATGAGAATTACCAAAATATGACAGTTGTAGATTATGTTCAGTATGCTGGTAATACATATTTGGCTAAGTCTACTAATACTAATCAAACTCCATCATCAAGTAGTTCATATTGGCAATAGGCTAGTAAGAATAATACTTTAACTGTAAACAACTTATTAGCTAATAACGCTAAACTTGGTGAATTTAGTTTTAGTAATAATATATTCACTTCTAGCAATGGTAAACTATCTATGAATAGTAATACTGGTAGGTTTGTTTGTACAGACGTTAATATTACTGGTAGCATAACAGCTACCTCTGGTACATTTAATGGTACTGTAAATGCATCTGGTGGTAATTTTAGTTCTGTAAAAATAAATAGTGGTCAGATTGCTGGATTTGAAATAAGTGGAAATCATATTGGTAGTAGTGCAACAGCAAGTGGTTCTGGTGGTGGTCTCAGTATAAATCCAGATTTCATTAGAGTTGGTAATAGTACATCGTATGTTATGATAGGTAGCGATACTGTTCCTGCTACAGTTGGTGGTGCTTTTACAGCCACAGGTAGATTTGTAAATCATAATTACAATGCTTCTACGGCTTATGGTTTCGATTCAGCTAATTATGGTTTATATGTAGATGTTGCAAATGGTACTAAAAATTATGCATTATATTCACCAAATGCGGCAGTAAGAGCAGCTGCTGTATACGGAGATACTTTAAATGTAGTAAGTATTACCGGTAGTACTTATAAATTAGATATGAGTAAAGGTAATATAATAATGATTAGAGCCAATAGAGAATATACCGTTAACCTTCCAAATGCTAATGCAGTAGCTAGTATGTTTGGGTACAATAGCTTACCTACATACTTTGCAATACATGTTAGAATTATGATTCACCCAGATACTTCTGGTGTTACTATATCTGGTTACTTTAGACCAAATAATACTGTAAATCAATCTGTATATTTATATCCAGGTAACTCTATGGGATTCTTAGTTACTAATTATCCAAGTTTTAGATGGGTAGAAACAGATTATGCAGGACAATAATTTTAAATAGTATTTATTATGAATATTGATTTTAAGAAATTTAAAGTGTACGATACTTTAGATAAAACAACACCTATTATATTAGATATATCTAAAGAGTTAGCTAACGGTTTATACAAGACTGCGCAAGGTATAGATGGTCACGCTTTAGCATTAAAAATATATAATTCTACAGGTGAGGAAGATTATAATGATCTAGAAATAGAGTTAATAGCTAAATATGCTAATCAATATGGCACTCCTTTCTTTATAGATGCTTTAAACAGTATTAAGAATGAACAATCAATTACACAATCAGATCAAACAGCTGAGTGATAGAGAACTACTAGAGGGCATCTATTAGATGCTCCTAGTAGTAATGTAGGAACAATTAATCAGCGATAGTAAATAGTTAGGTATAAATGTTATAGCTGATTTATTAGTAGATAATATGTATAGAAATAGAGAAAGAAATGAAAATAATAACAATGCGCCATATCTTGGGCAACAAAGTATTGCAATATGATGTTGATGACAGAGGAGTTATCGTAGATGAGAGAGAAATTGATAGAGACGATATGTCAAAGCCTGTAGATGTTTATGCGGTAAATTTTAATGACTGGATACCGCATCCCTCTGTAAATGCTGATATAATTATAACAAGCACCTCATTTGTCATAACTAGATTTGCTACACTGAACGATACAGTAAAATGCTACATTCCTGACCAAACAAAAAATTTCCCAGGAATGAAAGTGGAAGTGAAAGGTATAGTTGACGGTCAGGAATTATACTGGGGATATAGTGCTGATGTGAAATTAGTCAATATCACATCAGACGGAACCTATGATATTCCGCCATTGGAAACTGTAAAAGGTAATCTGTCATTCAGAAACGGTAATATTGTCGGTCCTTGTAATATAATCATCACTTAGCTACCGTTACGACAACAATGAGTTAAATGAAATATTAAATAGCGAAGTATGGACAGAAATGAATTAATAGATAAATTAAAACCTTATTTTGAAGTAAGTGAATTAGTATGCCCTCATTGCTACTCCAAGTTTGGTGAATCTTCATGGTAGTTTATAAGTACTGAATTACTTAGTACTTTGTATATACTACGTACTAAGATATTCAATAAACCTATTACCATTAATACTTGGAAAGCAGGTGGGCAATTCTCATAGAGAGGATTGCGTTGTAATATGTGTTAGTTAGTAAAGAGTAAAAGTAGTATTTACTTATCTGCACACTGTTTCGGTAAAGCGATAGATTTTAATGTAAAGGATTTAGATAGTAATACAGTAAATAATATAGTAAGATAGAATGCTGAATTATTTGAATATCCTATTAGATTAGAAGCTAATACAGACGGGTGGAGTCACATTGATTGTTACGTACCTAAGGACTCTTCTAAGAAGCTTTTAGAGTTTAATGGATGAGTTGTTCATTTAATAAAGAAAATGGCTTAAAACGCCTTAAAATGCGTTATGGAAAAAGAAACTATTTTATATAATATATTATATGTGGATAATAAAGCAAGAACAATTATTCCTGAAGTAGTTAATGCTTGGAATCTTACTCCACATAGATTTATTAAGTCTGGTGAAACTGTATCTATTGATATTAATCGTACTCTGTATATTATAAAAGGATTTAGTTCATCAGATTATGTGCACATAGATGTAAAGTAGGATAGAATAGATATTACATTAGATCCTAATGATACTAATGCTACTAGATAGGCTAGAGTATCTTTAAATATAAGTGATCCTACTGGAACTCATAAGTTATTACAGTTTGTAATACATTAGAATTAATAATTAAAATATACGTATATGACAAGAATAACAAGAAGTTATATAGCTCCAAATCCTAAAGAGTTTGATTACTGGGTTGACTTAGCAGCAGATCCAAAAGGTAATGTAATTAAGTATTATGCAGGTAGTAGCAAATGGCTACCAATAAATGATGATACAGATAATGATCAGAGTGCTAAGATTGCTGCACTTGAATCAGGTAAAGTAGATAAGGTAGAAGGAAAAGAACTATCCAGTAATGACTTTACTGATGCATATAAAACTAAACTAGATGGTATTGCTGCACAAGCAAATAAATATGTTTTACCAACAGCTACAGCTGAAATTATTGGTGGAGTAAAGGTAGGAGCAAATATTTCTTATAGTAACGGTACAATTAGTCTTAGTAAAGCTAATGTGACTAGTGCATTAGGATATACACCTCCTACAGCAGATACTAAAGTGACTATAAATAACACTTTAACAAGTACTAGTACTACAGAAGCTTTAGCTGCTGCTCAAGGCAAAGCTTTAAAAGATTTAATTGACGCATTAACTACAAGAGTTGCTGCATTAGAAACTCCAGCAGCTTAATATAACAAATACATATGGTAACGAATAGGATAATATTTTTTGCAACGTCTGTTCAACCTAATCCAGAAGAAATAGACTATTGGGTTGACTTATCTGATAATCCTTATGGTGGTAGCATTAAATATTTCAATGGAACCGAATGGGTAAGGCTAGCTGCCTCTGGTAGTACACCTGACCTTAGCAACTACTATACTAAAACATAGATAAATAATCTACTTAATAATAAAGCAGATGCTGGAGATGTAGATAGTAAAGTAGATGATGAAGAAATAAAAGATGTAATAAAGGATGTACAATTTAATACTTCTAATCCTAATGACATTACTATGGTAATGTTTAAGTATGATGGAAGTAACAAAACCGTTTCAATACCAGTAGCTTCTACAAGTTCTGCTGGTATTATTACATCTAAAGACTTCTTAGACTTTGTTAAACAACATCAGTTATAGGAACTTCATACTGAGATGATTGATACCTTTGCTGATATACGTGCAAAGTATTAGAAGAAACTCATTGCAGGTTTGAACATTGAAATTGATCAAGAAACTAATGTAATTAGTGCATCTGGTGATCTAGCTGTACAATGGGATAATATTACTAACAAACCAGATTTTAAACCAGTAGCTACATCTGGTGATTATAATGACTTAATTAATAAGTTAAAGCCGGGTAAAGATGTTAGTATTAGTGAAGATAATACGATTAGTATTGCTATTGATTCAGATTCATTGGAACAGTCTTTAGCTACTTTACAAAGTAATATAGATAAAGAAGCCGCTACTGCTCGTGCTGCTGAAACTAAATTAGGCAACGATATAGCTACTGAGAAGAATAGAGCTGAATCTGCTGAATAGACTATTAGTACTAACTTACAGAATGAAATTGATAGATCTACTTAGATAGATACTCAACATACTAATGCTATAAACAAAGAGATACAAGATAGAAAAGAAGCTATTGATACAGAAGTTAGTGATAGAAACGCAGCTATCTTAGTAGAAACTAACAGAGCTAAGGCTAAAGAAGAAGAACTTGATAATAAGATTACAGATCATACTGCTGCAACTAATGCCGCATTAGCATTAAAAGCAGATAAGTCTGATACTTATACTAAAGCACAAGTAGATGCTAAACTATCTGGTGCTTATAAAGTAAAAGGATCTAGTACATTTGAAGCTCTACCTAAAGATAATAATGTAGTTGGTGATGTATATAATATTACTAATGCATTTAATTTAGGTGGTAAGCATTATGATGCTGGTACTAATGTAGTATGGACTGAAGATGGTTGGGATGCTTTATCAGGCTCATTTGATACTACAGCTATTGAAGGAAGTATTCAAGAAGTAGCTGATGATTTAGCTCAAGAGATACTTGATAGAACTCAAGCTGATACTACTATTAATAATAGTGTATCTTC